ATACAAGGGAGCATCATCCGCAACCGGAGACTATGGAGCATCATCCGCAACCGGATACAAGGGAGCATCATCCGCAACCGGAGACTATGGAGCATCATCCGCAACCGGAAACTGTGGAGCATCATCCGCAACCGGATACAAGGGAGCATCATCCGCAGGAGACAAAGAGAGTATTGCAGTAGCGTGGGGTTATAAATCAAAGGCAAAAGGAGTATTAGGATCGCACTTAGTATTTGCTGATTGGGAGGGAGATGAAAACCGCTACTGGGATCAGAAATTGTGGAGTTTAAAAGGTGCAAAAATGGTGCAGGTAGATGGGGAGACGATCAAGGAAGATACATGGTACACGATGGAAAACGGAGAAATTGTTGAAGTGAAAGAAAGTGAGGATGAATAAATATGGCAACACGGCAGGAAATTATGGAAGCAAAAGGGGATAGCGATGCTGCTATCGTGATTAATGATTCTTTTATTAATGGCTTAGCGAAACAGTTAAAACAGAAGTGCGAGTATGGAATGTCTTTTCCGGCAGATTATAACGTGAACAATGCTCTTATGGGCGCATATTTGACGTTGAAAGAAACCAAGGACAAGAAAACCAATAAATCATTATTAGAATCGTGTAGCAAAGTTAGTCTCGCAAATAGTCTTATGGACATGGCAACCCTTGGATTGTCTGTGCAAAAAAAGCAGGGGTATTTCATTGCTTACAGTGGACAGTGTCAGTTTCAAGCATCGTATTTTGGTAACATTACGATTGCAAGAAGATATGGTTTAAAAGTGATCAATGCAGAAATTATTTATGAAGGAGATACATTTAAGTACCACATCGAAGATGGAAATAAAGTTCTTGATATCCATACGCAAGATTTCAAAAACATTGATAATGACAATATCATTGGAGCCTATGCTGTCATTATTATGAATGATGGAAGTAAGCATATGGAAGTTATGAATATTTCCCAAATCAAAAAGTCGTGGGCGCAGGGGTATGGATACAAGGAAAATTCTACCGATACAACTCATGCGAAATTCACTGACCAGATGGCAAAAAAAACTGTTATGAATCGAGCGCTTAAATACATTATTCAGACTCATGGAGATGCATTTGTCCAGGAAGTATCAGAGAAAGAAGAAAACATTCCGTCCACTAGTGAAAGAGTAGTTGCTGATGTAGAATATGATATCTCCGAGAATGCCAACAAAGAAGAATTTGAGGATTCCTGTGTTGAAAATACTGAGGTTGTTGAAAAAACAGGAAAATCAGAAGAAGTGCGACAGGATGTACCAGAGTGGATTGAATAGATAGAATTAGACCAGGGAGTGGTTATAATTCACTCTCTGGTCGAAAAAAAGAAAGGTGGTTGCCATGAAAGAATACAAATGCCCAAAATGCAGCAGTACCGATATGTTTATTAGAAAATCATCATCTGGGAACAACACTGGTCTTTATTGTGGGGACTGTGGAGTATGGATTAAATGGGTTTCTAAAAAAGAACTTCCGCTTGTGGAAAGATTTATCAGAGAAAAAGGAGAAAAGAAGTGATGAAGAAATTTGAATTAACATCAGAAAGTATCGTGAAGTTTGGAAGAACCCTGTACCGTATCCGGGCGTACCGCTTCCACTCATGCACACGTGCATAAGAATGGATGGTCTCCTTATGAGTTAGCAGATTTTTGGAAGTACAGTAGGAACGAAAACATAGATGCCTTTAAGAGAGGTCTTAAAGGCATCATGGAGGAATTGAAACGTGCCGGGAAAATGTGATCGTTGCGGCGCATATCTGGAGGACGGCGGTGGTTGCATTTAACATGAATGGAGATTGAAATGAAACTATATTTTTATTCGATTGACGATAATGAAAAGTTTGAAAAAGTACTTCATTGTCAAGAACTTGAAGCTGATGAGAGGTTAAAAACCTATAAGGTCCATGACGGATGCGATTTTTGGCCATACAAGAGTGTTATTAAGAAAGATGAATTAGACGAAGTGATTAAAGATGCTTTTGGTATCAAATTTGGCATTATATTAGATTCAAAGAATGAAGAAAAAGCAAGAATTCTTTTAGGCAACTATGTTGAAAAACAAATAAGTTTTTTTGAGAAAAATATTCGCTATTTTAAAAGATGCTTAAAAGCGGCGAAATTTATCAGTGGGTAGAAATGAATATGTATGACTGGGATGATATTTGCTATGAATGCACAGGCTATGGCGATAACTACGAAGAAAGCGAAGATGGCGAGTTGATCTGCCGTTGCAGTACGTGTTCGTTTAATACAGACAGGGAGTGGGAGGAAGAATGAAGTTCATTGATTTTTTCGCCGGAATAGGTGGATTTAGACGTGGAATGGAATTAGCAGGTCATGAATGTGTTGGTTTCTGCGAATTTGATAAATTTGCGGTGGCAAGTTATACATCAATGCATTTGCTGACTGATGAGCAAAGAAAATATTTGTCTAAAGTTCCAGAAAAACAGAGATTTAAAGAAATTCTAAAGGAGGAATATCGCAATGGAGAATGGTTTGCAAATGACATTAGACGAGTGTATGCCGGAGACATTCCAAAAGCGGACTGTTGGTGCTTCGGATTCCCCTGCCAGGACATATCCGTTGCAGGAAAGCAACTTGGGTTTCAAGGAAACCGTTCAAGCTTGTTTTTCAGAGTTATGTACCTTATCGGACAACTCAAAGAAGAAGATAAACCCACTTACCTTTTCATTGAGAACGTTAAGAATCTGCTTAGTGTTAATGGAGGATGGGATTTCGCCAGACTGCTCATTGAAATGGATAGGGGGGGTACGATGCAGAATGGCAGGTGCTCAACTCCAAGGATTTCGGAGTGCCACAAAACAGGGAAAGGTGCTTCATTATCGGACATCTTAGAGGGAGAAGTTCCACAAAAGTATTTCCTGTCGAAAGAACAAGTGGAGAAAATCGTATTTCGATAATAGCGCACAGGGATGGATTTCACAGGAATCTACAAACATTTTCTACTGAAGGAATCTGTGAAACACTTGATACGGGTCAGGGTGGAGGACGTGGAACATACGTTCCAATAAATATCTTGAACAAAGATTACAGGCATGCACATGAAGCAATTCATGATACAGACGGAATTTGCGGAACTCTTATGGCTCGAGATTATAAAGATCCCAAGAGAATATGCATGCCAGTTCTTACGCCAGACAGGGTCGAAAAGCGGCATAATGGTAGAAGATTCAAGGATGACGGAGAGCCTATGTTTACACTAACGGGGCAGGATAGACATGGTGTTGCTATTGAACCTATTGGAATCATTGATCCGCAAGGCAGAAAAACGAAAATGGTTGTTCCGAGGGATTTATCCACCACACTTAGAAGTCAATCGCATGGGAATGAACCAAGTTTATGCGTAAAGGTCGCAGAAGCTACAAAACAGGGGGATTCAGAATGCAGAGTCGGCATTGATTGTGTGAATTTATCTGTTCCCGGAAGCAAACCCAACGAGGTGGCAAATATACTTGACACGAGTTGCAATCAAGGAATCTTCGTTCAGGTATCCGAAAATTTAACGGTATATGCAGTCTGGTATGAAAAATATCAGTGTTACATAGCGATCAGAAAATTAACCCCAAAAGAATGTTTTCGGCTGCAAGGTTGGTCCGATGATTATTTTGAGAAAGCTCAGTTTGTTAATTCTGACAGCCAGTTATACAAGCAAGCAGGAAACGGCGTAACAGTGACAGTTATAGAAGCTATAGCAAGGAAAATGAACGTAGATCTAAATTGATAGCGTGTCAGCTGCTTACATGGGGGAAGTGAGGATGGAAAATGGATTATAAGCACTGTAGATGTGTATGCGGTGGAATTATAGGGCAATACAGTAAAGTGAAAGGATTCACCTGTGAAAAATGCAATAAGGAGTATCCATTATCAGAGTTAAAATTTGATTGGCTCGCATTGAACGAAAAGACCGGCTGGATATTTCCAATGCAAAAAAAGGGAGACGCACAATGAAGAAATTATATGTCTATCAACTATGGTATGACTATTCCAAAAATGAATATATGTTTCAAATGGACTATTTTTATGTAGAAGATAAAGAAACATATTATAAACCGATAGATGTACCAGAGAAGCCATGCATTACAAGAAGTGAAATACAGAAAAAGCAGATCGGGATAATCCATCACTGGATGTATGAAACTATCTTTTTGGAAGAACCCGATTGTGAGAAAGCTAAGGAAATATTTTTACAGATGATCAATAAAATAATCCGAGACTTGATGCACAGGATGTCCAGATATGAGGAAATGAAAATGGCAGTTGAAGATTTTAAACAGGAGAAATCAGATGAGTAAATCAGTATTAGTGATTGATACACCAGAGAAATGTGTTTCGTGCATATATGTTGGTATATTACATTGTTTCTGTAAAATAAATTGCAGAGATATTAAGGACGTAAGTACTAAGCCTGATTGGTGTCCATTGAAGCCATTGCCGGAGAGAAAAGAGTATATCGTTCCAATTGACAATGCAGAATTACTAAAAGATTTTATGGCGGTTGGTTGGAATTCTTGCTTGAGAAAAATTACAGGAGAGGTGAAATAGATGATTGAGAAAATATTATATACATGTCAAATCTGCAATACTGACTATGCGGATAAAGAAAAGGCTATTGCGTGCGAGAAAAACCATAAGGTATTGAAAGGAGCAGCATTTGCTGGTGAGTATTTGCCAAATGGAATGATTGGTGATGGATATCCGGTAAAGATAATGGTAAAGTTCAAAGATTCTGATAAGTGGGTTGTATATAAGAGGTGAAGTAGATGGAGAGATTAACGCTTGAAGAAGTTATTAAATACATAAAAGAAGTGGTGCAGAAGAACAGAAAAAATAAAGAAAAGAATACTATTGTTATTCCTAACAGCTTTATAAGTAGTGCTGATTGTGCTGAAAAATACGAACAAGTTGCAAAATGGCTGAAAGAACTGAAATCTTATAAAGAAGCAGAAGAACAGGGCTTGCTTGTGAGATTGCCGTGTAAAGTTGGAGATACAGTGTATGTTCCAACAAGAAATTTTATTTCGGAATTGAGAATCATAATGATATCAGTTGATATGCACGGCGCTTATTTCAGATGGATGCTGAACAGTGGAATCTATCCCAATTTGGACGGATTTTCAGGAAGCGAACTTAACAAAACAGTATTCCTAAACCGTGAAGAAGCTGAGAAGAAGTTGGAAGAGATGCGAAAATGAACATTTTGGATTTTGCAAGGAAGATATGAAGGAGGTATTTAATGCTGATCAGAAGCCAGAATAAAAAAAATTTAATTGACATGTCAAACTTAATTATTGGTTTGGACAAATCGGATACTAAAGTGATTTGCTTTCACACCGCAGCGATGGATGGCGAAGCAAGTGCGATTTTAGGGGAGTATTCGACCACTGAAAAAGCGGTTAGGGCTATTAGCATGATTCAACAAGCTTATACATATGCAGAGGTGACTAAAATGACAATTCCGGAGATCGGAAAAACATTCAAAGAAGCGCCAAATACAAAAGAGAATGAATTACTGGAAGAAGCTATTAAAGTTATTATGAATAATTTAGTATTCCAGATGCCAAGGGATTCGGAGGTGTAAGTATGAGTCATATTGAATACAGATTAAAGCAGTACAAAGATGAGTATTCAAAGTACGGTAAATACGATGGACTTTATGTTGCGGATGTTCTGGAAATGCTTGAGCAGCTTCAAGACAATCTGGAACAGGACGAGAAAGAAAACGGTTGGATTCCAGTCAGTGAGAGACTACCGGAGGAAGGCGGAAGGTATCTGGTGACGTTTAAGAACGGAATAAAAGTTTGTATAGTAGGATATGGCTCTTGCAAGAGAACTGTACTAGGATATCCAATTGGACATGGCTGGTATAGCTTGGAAGAAGCGCAATATTATGCAGAGGACAGTATTATCGCCTGGATGCCGATTCCATATCCGTACCATGAATCAAATAACGAGGTGGGAAAATGAAAAACGGAATCATATGCAAAGAAGATGGCGATGCACTGCTTGAAATATATCGGGCAATCAATGTTTGGGACGGATCGCTGAACCGGAATCTGACGATGGATGAAATGGTTTTTATATTTGCGCTTGGACACGCAATAAAAGAGAATTTTGCGGAAAAAGGAGGAAAGAATATATGAATTATATAGGAGAAAACAGAGATGATTTAACGAAAGCAGTTTACGGATTGGATGTTTTTACTAAAAATTGGTGCATGAATTGTAAAGAAACGAAGAAACAAGATGATTTGGTTTTTCGATGTGGGGAATGCAAATTTTCCACAGAAAAAGGACATTGTCTTATAAAAGAGTTTGCTTCTGAACACCAAAAAAAACATAAATACCCATTGGACAGTTTTGGATGTATGAGTAGATGATTTGGAAGGGAAAAATGAAAAAATATAGCACGGATATTCCAGACACAAAGTATTTACATAACGTCAAAATATATTATAGCGATGGGGATTATAGATACGCGCCTGTGATAAGAACTGGGCACTTGAAAGCATGGATTAAAATTGGTACAATTTTGGGCTATCGAAAAATGAATTTTATTGAGCAGTTTATTTTTAGAAAGTGCTTATAGAGAAGGGGGAGAAAAGCAGATGGCAATTAAACCGATTTTATTCAATACCGATATGGTTCGGGCAATTCTGGACGGGCGGAAGACCTGTACCAGAAGAGTGATAAAGCCACAGTGGGAAGAATGCCCACATTGCAGATATGTGCATAATGAGTTCTTATATGACGAATTTGAAAAGGTTATATATTGCGCAAGATGTGGCTATCCTTTGGATGAAGATAGAGCAGTACCATGCCAGGAAGAGGATATCCTGTACGTTAGAGAAACATGGGAGCGTTTTGAATGTTGGAACTGTGAGGGAGACGAAAGAGGAAATTGCCCCAAAGAACCAAAGAAAAGCGTTTTGGATAAAACTTGTGGTTGCTACATGTATCGGGCAACAGATGAAATAAGTGGAGACGCGAAGTGGCACCCGTCCATCCACATGCCGAAAGAAGCTGCGCGTATCTGGCTTAAGGTTACGGATGTGAGAGTGGAGCGGTTGCAGGACATAACATCGGAACAGATCTGTAAAGAGGGTGTAGAGGTAGAAGAGCCGCATGTACTGAATGGCGAAGAAAAAAGATATGCTTTTTCAATCCTCTGGGACTCTACCATCAAGAAATCTGAACTTGACCGCTACGGCTGGCAGGCTAATCCGTGGGTGTGGGTGATCAGCTTCACGCGATGTGAAGAACCGGAGGTGGTATAAATGGCATCAGCAAAGAAATGCGACAGGTGTGGGAAAGAATATAGACACTACGGATATAATCCATTGCGATTTAATGCGATAAAGCCGGTGTATCGTAAAAATATGTCAACCATTGAATTTAAAACGTATAATCTTTGCCCCAAATGTGCGGTTAGTTTTGAAGAGTGGTTGATGGAGGAACAATATAAATGGAGCGATTAACTTACGTTACCAATGATGGAGAGATACTATTCCACCCGGAAGATTTACCAGAGGACGAGGGCATGACGATCAGGCAGCTGGCAATACATGGAAGATGGGAGGAGCTGAACCAGATTGCTGAGAGATTGACCAACATGGAGCAGATGGAAGAGCATGGGATACTGGTGAGACTTCCGCGTAAAGTTGGAGGCACAGTGTATACGTTAAGTTATAGGTATGAATGTAAAAATGATTATGATTGTAAAGTCCCAAGACAGTGGAAATGTGAGGAAAATATTCCATGCGAGTATGAGAAGAAAATACATTACGTGAAAGAATCTCAGTTTTGCTTAAGAATGTTAGAATCTCTTGGGAAAACCGTATTTCTCACTCGTGAGGAAGCGGAGAAGGCATTGGAGAAAAAGGAAAAATGAAATTTAAAGATTTTGTGAATTGGTGCAATGGAAGAGCATGTGATGGATGCTGGGGAATGCTAACAGCTATGGTATGCATTGATTTGATACAACAGGTTAGAAAAATCCCTTTTTGGAAAAGAGAGAAGTTTTGGAAAGAAAATTACGAACAGCAGGTATTAGACGAGATTGTTAATCCGATAGAGAAGAAGCTGGATGAAATGGAAAAAGGAGATTGAGAATATGGAACAGTTAATGCTTGAAGATATGATAAAAGCCCTAAAATGTATTGCCAGCCAAGATGCTGATGGGGATTGCTATATGGAACACGAGAATTTTAAACATATGGAAGATGAAAATTACAAGCCCATTGTCTGTGCGACTGGTGAGAATTTAAGAGATCCAATTAGCGGAGAAGATGCTATTAGTTGCCCATATTATAATAAAGCATATGAGTGTTGCCTTGAAGATGGGGATCTGTCTTGGATGAAAGATGTTGCAGAACTTCTGGAAAAGCAAATTCCAAAAACCATAAAAATGAATGACGAAATAAAATATTTGGATGGAGAAGGCGTTGGCTGGGTATGCCCAGGGTGCAATACAGTGATTTTTGATTTTGGCATTTATGATTACTGCCCTCATTGTGGTCAGAGATTGGAATGGAGAGATGATAATATTGAAGCTGAAAGTAATTAGCAGTGGAAGCCAGTACGGTAATTGCTATGCAATTATAGCCGGAAGCGAGATATTGCTGCTAGATTGTGGATGCAGATACAGTGATATTTTAAAAGGAATCGGATATAAAATCACAAATGTGGTCGGTTGCTTGTTGACACATGAACATGGAGACCATTCCAAATCATATAAAGAGATTTTAAAGGCTGGAATTCCAATCTATACAAATGATGAAGCGGCAGATTCTCTTGAAATTATCATGGGTGAGAAAATGATTGGGAAACAGGAAAAACGCCCATTTATGGCTGGAAATTTTGTGATTACGCCATTTTATGTGCCACATGATGGCACGCCAAACTATGCGTATCTGGTCAGATTGCCGGATGGTGGAGTTTTCCTATATGCTACGGACTTTTTGTATTTGCCATATAAGTTTCAAAAAATGAGGATCAATCATTTTCTCATAGAGTGCAATCATATGGACGAATCACCAGATGAAAGCTCTATGAAGTACAACCATAGCATTTGTGGGCATTCAAGGCTTTCTGAAGTGAAGAAAATCATAGATATAAATAAAAGTTCTTCGCTCAGAAATGTGATTCTATGTCACTTGTCAGAAACGTGGGGGAACCCAGAAATAATGCAAAACGAAGTTCAATCTATTATTCCAGATGTTAATGTTCAGATTGCAGATCCTGGGCTTGAAGTTGATTTGAAATTAGAGCCATTTTAGAAAATGAGTGTTTGTTAGAAAGGGTTTAAAGTTACAATGATTACTGCAACAGATTATGTGAAAAAGAAAAAATCAAGCGATATTAAATGGTTGGAAATGCTGGAAAGCCTTGGATTTAAAAATGTAGGGTTAGAAGAATCTATTCGGCTTTTTGAAGCAATCAGATATTTCCATAAATAACAGAAAGGAAGGTATTGAAAATGAACAAAGTTATTCTGATTGGTCGGTTAACCCGTGATCCAGAAGTGAGATATTCTCAAGGTGAGGAGTCGATGGCGATTGCACGCTATACATTAGCTGTAGATCGTAGAGGTAAAAAAGATACGAATGAGCAGGCAGCGGATTTTATTAACTGCATTGCTTTTAGAAAAAACGGAGAATTTGCCGAAAAATATCTTACCAAAGGGATGAAGATTGCAGTTGTTGGAAGAATCCAGACCGGATCATACACGAATAAAGACGGTCAAAAAGTTTACACCACAGATGTTGTTGTCGAAGAGCATGAATTCGCTGAGAGTAAATCTTCTGGAAATTCAAACTATTCCGATTCTAGCGGTTCTACAAAGTCAAAACCAGAAAATGCATCGAATGATGGATTTGTAAACATCCCGGATGGAGTTGAAGACGAAGGGCTTCCATTTAATTAACCGTCTCAAGAATTCTACGGCCTCTTAGGTAGCGGGATGAATTGAGACAAAGAATAATATATGTGAAAGGAAGTGACAAAGAATAATGACTTCAAGAAAACCATCAGAGATTATTAAGGATTTTTTGGATCTTATGGATAGTTCTCATGACCAGTATTTGAATTCCAAGAAAACAGTGGAAAGTTATGATGAACAGACAATTTCATGGGTTCACAAAATCGAAAATGAGGATCTGGCAGAAGAGCGGAGTAAAATTTCTACTGCCTGGCATAAAGAGAGACTTGCTAGAAGAGCAGAGAAAAATAACATGCTTCTGTATGAAAAAATCCATGAGTTTTCTATTAATGAGATGAACAAGTCAACTTTGAAGCGTTTAAGAAGTATGCTTGGAAACCAGATTAAGACAGAGGAATATCTGTCACAGGAAAATAAGGTTTTGAAAAGCAAACGGAGGATAGAGTAATGGTCATTGGAGTTGATAAGGCTCAACAGGACGGAAAACACATTTTGAAACACAAAATGTTGCAAGATATGGGACATCAGCTGATTGATCTTCCAATTCCTGTTGGGGACTATATCGAAATCACACCGGAAATCAAGGAAGTGATTGACCGGAGAGGAGATAAGCTAAAGAAAATGGATCTCATTGGTTTAATCAATGTATCTGTAGATACAAAGAGAGACTGTGAAGAGTTATATTCCTGCTTGATGCAGGGACATAAGCGATTTTCAGATAGTTGTTTTTTGGCTCACAATAACGGAATCCGGCTGGTTATTCTTGTCGAAAATCTGGATGGTGTTATGTCAGTAGACAATCTGGAAAAATGGAAGAATGAAAAGCGGTGGAAAAGCTACTTCATTGCCAGAAAAAGAGCGGAAAGAGCTGGAACAAAGGCTCCGAAACCTCCATGCAAACCATCTCAGCTGAAACAGATCATGTGGACGATGCATGAAAAATATGGAACGGAATTTGTTTTTTGTAGACCAGAAGAAACGGCACAGAAAATAGTAGAATATCTTACATCAGATAATAATAAGTAAATCTAAAGATCATAAATATCAGATAGCCCAGGTGAATCATCCTGGAATACCAATAAAAAGAAGAAAGGAACCGAACCTCCGGCCGGGGTAATGCTATAGCGGGTTCCTATAAATAATGGAATATAAAGATTTTTTGGAAAACAAAAGATTTGTTTTGGAAAGCAGCGGATTTGATATTGATAAAAGTGAATTAAATCCAATGCTGTATGACTTTCAAAAGGATATTGTAAGATGGGCATTAAAGAAAGGAAAGGCTTGTATATTTGCAGATTGTGGTTTAGGAAAAACACCAATGCAATTATCATGGGCATATCAAGTCCATAAGTACACTGGGAGAAAAATACTCATTCTTACTCCTCTAGCAGTGGCAGACCAGACAAAGCGAGAAGCTGAAAAATTTGGATATATTGCAAAAGTTGTTGAGTCTCAGGATGATTGCATTGATGGAATCAATATAACCAACTATGAAAAGTTAGATAGATTTGTGGCAAAAGAGTTTGTTGGAGTTGTTTTGGATGAAAGCAGCATTTTGAAATCATATAGTGGAAAGGTAAGAACTGCTATTATTCAAAATTTCCATGAAGTTCCGTACAAATTAGCTTGTACTGCAACTCCAGCACCTAATGATTACATGGAAATTGGAAATCATTCCGAATTTTGCGGTGTGATGACAAGGGCTGAAATGTTATCCATGTTTTTTGTACATGATGGGGGGGAAACTTCTAAATGGAGACTTAAGGGACATGCGGAAGACGTTTTTTGGCAATGGTTATCAACTTTTAGTGTATTTGTCGATAATCCAAACAATATTGGATACAACATTGATGGCTACAATCTTCCAAGTTTAAATATCAAAGAAATTATTGTCGATGCTGAAACACCAATATCTGAAACGTTGACCCTATCGGAACGTAGGCAGGCAAGGAAAGATAGCTTAGATCTTAGGTGCAAGAACGCAGCTGAACTTGTTAATTCTTCTAATGAACAGTGGCTTGTTTGGTGTGATCTAAATGATGAAAGCAATAAGTTGCATGAACTAATTAATGAAAGCGTTGAAGTTCAAGGAAGTGATAAAGAATCATACAAATCATCATCAATGCTGAATTTTAGTATTGGAAATATAAAATGCCTCGTAACTAAACCCCAAATTGCCGGTTTTGGAATGAACTGGCAGAATTGTCACAATATGATTTTTACTGGGTTATCTGACAGCTATGAACAATACTATCAGGCGTTGAGAAGGTGTTGGAGATTTGGTCAGGAAAAACCAGTCAATGTTTATATTATTATTTCCTCAAAAGAAGGATGTGTGAAAGAAAATATCGAGAGAAAACAAACTGATTTTGAGAAGATGCAAAAAGAAATGACGGAATTGACAAAAGAGATTACAAAAAAAGAGTTGAAAAGCACTTGCAGAATCTCTGCGCCGTATGATCCACATGTAAAAATGGTTCTCCCATCATGGGATGAATTTAAGAATAGGGAGGAAGTTTAATATGAACGTGTTAGCTCAAACAGTCGAAAAAAAATATGCTGCATACAATGGAGACAGCGTGGAATTGATTAAAAATATTCCAGATGACAGTATCCATTACACATTATTTAGTCCACCTTTTGCAAGTCTTTATACCTATTCAAATAGCGATAGGGATATGGGAAATTGTAAAGGAGATGACGAATTTTATAATCATTTCAAATTTCTTGCGCAAGAATTATACAGAGTAACAATGCCAGGAAGATTGCTTTCATTTCATTGTATGGACTTGCCACTTATGAAGGAACGAGATGGAGTGATTGGTTTAAAAGACTTTCCGGCACTGTGCAGACAAATATTCGAAGATTGTGGGTTTATTTACCATAGCAGGGTTACTATTTGGAAAAATCCAGTAACAGAAATGCAAAGAACAAAGGCATTAGGACTTCTTCATAAACAGATCAGGAAAGACAGTACAATGAATCGTCAAGGGCTTCCTGATTATATCATAACCCTTAGAAAACCAGGCGAGAATCCAGAACGTGTATCACATGATTATGAGACATTTCCGGTTGATGTATGGCAAAATTACGCAAGCCCTGTTTGGATGGATATCCGGCAGAGTGATACGTTACAGAAGAAATCTGCAAGAGAAAATAAGGACGAACGCCATATTTGCCCACTTCAGCTCGAAGTAATTCAGCGATGCATTGAATTATGGACAAATCCAAACGATATTGTATTAGATCCATTTGGTGGAATTGGATCTGTCCCATATGTGGCGTTAAAACTTGGTCGAAGAGGAATAGGATTTGAATTGAAGGAAAGCTATTATAACCAAATGATTAACAACCTTGATTCAGCAGCTAGGGGAAATTCCATGGACTGCCCAGTTGGTCAAATGAGTATTGAAGATTTCTTGAATGGAGAAATGTATGCAACTCAGGAAGAAATGTCTGATATTCCAGGAGTAATGTAAAATGCCAACGTCAATATATCAAAAAAGAATGTATCAAAAAAGAAGATCTCTAGGACTTTGCGTTGATTGCGGTAATTATGTGGAAAATGGCGCGTGCAGATGCTTAAACTGTAGCACGAATAAAAACAATGAGAAAGCATTGAATTACCGATTGTATCAATCCTATGGAGTATGCCCTATATGCAAAGTTAATTCAATTATGGGAGATGAAAAAACTTGTCCAGAGTGCAAAGCTGCTTCTGTAGAATATTCAAATGATTGGCACAGGAAAAATCGTGACCAATATAACCAGACTCATCGTACATGGGCAAAGATGGAATACTCCAATAGAAAAGAACTTGGAATATGTACCAGGTGTGGAAAAAGAAAATCAATCAACGGAAGAGTTATGTGCGGTATATGTGCAGATAAGACAAGAAAGCAGAAAGAAAAGAAGAGGAGTTCGTCCATAACAAAATCAGAGAGAAGTGAAAATGGTATCTGCTATTTTTGTGATAATCCAGTAAAGAAAGGTTATAAGGTGTGTGAAGAACATTATCAGAAAAACCTTGAGAATCTGAAACATCCAAAATGTGTGGAAGCAACCAATAAAGAGAAGAAAAAAATTCATCGTATTATTCAAGGGAGGAAAGCAAGAAATGAACGAATTTGCAATTAACTGGATTAAGGGTGGAACATATGCAGAAATTACCGTACCGAGTGGTACTGCTTTAAAATCAAAATTATTGAAACTGGCAAAAAGAAAGCCAAATGAAGTAAACCATGTAATTATCAATAAAGATGGTTCTATGGTTTGCCACGTACCGATTAATTATATCAAGGTTAGCCCTCCAAGAAAGATTTCCGATGAACAGGCAGCAGCGGCAAGCGATCGTTTTAAGCAGATGTGGGAAGAAAAGAAATTTGAAAGCAATTTGAATTAGAAACAATTAACAATCCGCCCAGATCCATATGATTTGGGCGGAAATCAACTAATCAGAGAGGCGGCATAGTGTTATGGGAGAAAAAAGAGGCTATGCATTAACAGAAAGCAATCCATTTTCTGGAAGAATCATAGAAAGGTTGGGAAAACTGCCTGGTGGTGATAGATTATCGCTTGCTTATTTAAAAATATATATTTTACAGCAGAATAATATGTTGGAAACATATTTTTTTGAAAAATCTGGATTTTATCCATTGGCACAGGCAATTAACGAAGACGAAGAAATAGTTCGTTTACTGTGTTCTTATCTTATTGCTACTAATGAGTTGAAGTTGACAGATAATTATAAAGAAAAATCAAAGAAAGAAAACCAGAAGAGAGAAACATTAATTAATGATGATGATATAGAAGAGATTATAAAAGTATGGAATGCATCTGGTGCTGATCCCGTAATACGAATTTCTAAGACAACTGATCGTTACAAGATGCTTATTTGCAGGGTAAGGGAGTACGGAAAAGACGCAGTCATTCAAGCCATTAAAAATGTTTCTTCCAGTGACTTCTTAAAGGGGAAAAATGATCATGGGTGGAAAATTACATTTCAGTGGTTCGTTAAGCCTAACAACTTTGTAAAAGTATATGAAGGTCAGTACAATAAAAGTAATAACGGTCATCAAAATAATACAGATAAATTTTACATGGTTCCAAAGGAAATTCGAGAGGACATGGAGCGTAGGGGAGTGATCCGAGATGGAAGCATTAACTATGCGAAGCTATCTGATCGAGATTCGGATATACTTAGAAACGCCGGGGTGAAAATTTGATGCAATACGAATTCAATGTACAAGATGCTTGGGATTTTGCTAGAAGAATGAATGAGCAGCCAAAGCAAAAGGGGGATGAACTTCATTTTCGCCTTTGCCCATATTGCAGAGGGGGGCAAGGTGGAAAAGACAAAGAAACGTTTTCAATAAATCTTATTACTGGACAGTTCAAGTGCTTGCGTGCATCATGTGGAATCACTGGAAACATGGTGACACTAGCAAAAGATTTCGATTTTCGGTTAAGTGGTGACTACCAAGAGTATTTGAAGCCATCGAAACAGTTTCGTGCTCTGAAAACACCGCCAAAGCCGATTATCCCCAAAGATCCGGCCATAAAATATTTAGAGTCCAGAGGAATTTCCAAAGAAACAGCTGAATTATATGAAATTACTGTTCAGAATGGAAAAGACAACATTCTGGTATTCCCTTTCTATGACGAAAATGGAAAGTTGCAGTTTGTGAAATACCGAAAAACGGATTTTAATAAGGAAAAAGATAAAAATAAAGAGTGGTGTGAATCATCCTGCAAGCCTATTTTGTTTGGAATGAAACAGTGTAAGGATTTCACCAGACTTATTTTAACAGAGGGACAATTAGATTCGCTTTCTGTTGCTGAATCTGGAATTGATAATGCAGTTTCGGTTCCAACAGGTGCCAAGGGATTTACCTGGATTCCATATTGTTGGGACTGGGTTCGGAAGTTTGAAGAAATCATTGTTTTTGGAGACTGTGAAAACGGGAAGGTCACGCTTCTTGATGAAATAAAATCGAGATTTCCGAATAAAATCCGTGTAGTTCGCATGGATGATTACCAAGGATGCAAAGATGCAAATGAGATTTTGCAGAAACATGGCAAGGGCGCAGTGAAAAAAGCAGTAGAACAGGCTGAAATGCTTCCGGTTAAGCGTATCAAGCAATTTGCAGACATCAAAAGGGTTGATATTTATAAGCTACCAAAGTTAAAAACAGGCTTTAAGGAACTGGACAAAATCTTAGGTGGTGGTCTCTTTTTTGGACAGGTTGATTTAATTTGCGGCAAAAGAGGAGATGGAAAAAGTACTGTTGCGCAGCAAATTATTGGTGGATCAGTAGCCCAAGGATACCCAACATTAATATATTCTGGTGAGTTGACGGATTATCTTTGTAAAAGCTGGCTTGATTTTCAAATGGCAGGTCCATCAAATGTCATTGAGAATTACAATATTGATGGAACCATTCACAGATTTATCACAAATTCAACAGAAGAACTATTAAACAACTGGTATCGAGATAAATTATTTATTTACGATAATTCTATTATTGACGATGATGAACCAGAAGATCTAATAAAGACCATAACGGAATCTATTATGCAATACGGAATAAAGGTTATATTGATTGATAACCTCATGACAGCCATTGACCTAGATGCTTCTCCGGAATCCGACAAATACGAGAGACAGTCAAAATTTGTGAAAAAGTTGGCTAAAATTGCCACAAAGTATGATGTTTTAATTCTTCTTGTAGCACACAGGAGAAAGAACGGTTTTACCACAGATGCAAACGATGAGGTTTCTGGATCTGCCGATATCACGAATGCTGCCGGTGTAGTCATGAGTTATGACCGTGACACTGAGTTGCCACAAGATCAGCGGAAATTGATTTTATCAAAGAGCCGTATTATGGGGAAATTGAACTATGATGGTTACATTCTTCAATACGATGAAAAATCAAAAAGAATCTTTTCCAATGCAGAAGAATTGAATCGTAGATACGGATGGGAAAAAGAAAATAACGGATTCTATGAAAGCGCAGAAGGAGATGTGGTGTTTGCATGAAAGAAATGAAAAATACAGATGTTATGGCATTGATGAATGATATTCATAACGTATTTTTTAAAAAATACCGTGACATGGAATTAAGCCCAGATTCAAAAGCATGGGATGACATTGTTGCAGATGCCGGGAAACTGATGGATAAGTACAAGGAATTTACACATATGGAGTGTGGGACAGAGGTCAGAAGTGCTGATGCCCCAATACTCTGGATGCTTGGAATACTGGAAAGAAGGTCGAAAAAGAATGAATAGACAGCAAAGAAGATTATCTGAAAAAATGCAAGGGAAGAAACGATCCTATACAGACGAAGAAATGCATGAAATTTGTGAAAAATACGCCAAAAAGCGTATTGAAATGGATCGGAAAAAAAGCAATGAAGTGGAAATTGAATTGTATTTCACTGCTTTGGGATTAGCATTGGAAGAGATTCATGGTTTTAAAATGGAGCGGATCTTGAATGTGTGGAAGAAAACGGATGAATACATTTCAAAGATTCCGGCTGGTGAATGCACATTTGAAGATTTGAAAAATATGCTTTATGAACGTGCGAATATCATTTGCAGCTTTGAATAGGTTGGTGAGGACAAATGGGGATTGATAAAACCATATTACTTATGATAAATGAGCGGTTATACAAAAATGGAAAGATAGATAAAGACACGAAAGAAAAAATAGAAAAGGAGATTAATAAAAATGATTGTAAAACAGGAATGGATAGACTAAAATAATGGTAGGTTCTGTCCTTCCATATGGAGGATTAGCATGAGTAATATATACCAGTTAAGAGAACTACTTAGAACACAGACAATTTATGATTTGCCGTTACGAGTTGCATACTATGCAAGAGTCAGCACAGATCATGATGAACAAAAAACATCAATCAAGAACCAGGATGATTATTTCAGAGAATTGATAAAATCAAAGCTGAACTGGAAATTTGTGGAAGGCTATATTGATGAGGGAATTTCTGGAATTGCCGTAAAAAAGCGTGAAGATTTTTTAAGGATGATTGATGATGCCAAGAATGGAAAGATTGATTTGATACTGACAAAAGAAATTTCCAGATTCGCCAGAAATACATTAGATAGCATCAAATACACCCGTGAACTTTTGGCATGTGGTGTATGTGTATGGTTTATGAATGATGGAATCAATACGATTGATGAAGACAGTGAGTTAAGATTGACTATTATGGCAGCTATGGCACAGGACGAAATCAGAAAAATGTCTTCCAGAATTAAATTTGGACAGGCTCAGTCAATAAAAAATGGCGTAGTAATGGGAAATTCAAGATTGTATGGTTATGACAAAAAAGATGGTAAACTGACAATCAATGAAGCTGAAGCCGAAATGGTTCGATTCATTTTTGAAAGTTATGCATCTGGCAACTGGACAACCCCACAGATTGAACGATACCTATATGAAAAAGGGTACAGAAATTACAACGGAGGTAAAATCAACCGTGGAGTTATCAAAAATATCATAAAGAATCCAAAGTACAAAGGTTATTATGCTGGTGGAAAAGTAAAAGTTATTGATATGTTTACAAAAAAACAGATGTTTCTTCCAAAAGATCAATGGGTTTATTACAAGGACGATGGCTCAACGGTTCCGCAAATTATAGATGAAAAGACTTGGGAAGATGCAAATTATTATATGAAGAGCCGTGGTGACAATATAAGAAGTCACAGAACGGTGTTTAAGTATGGTAATGTGTTTACTGGAAAGGTAATTTGTGGGATAGATGGTGCTTCGTATTGGCTGCGTGAACACAAGATACGTGGAAAGGAAAGTGATCCAAGATGGGTTTGTAGCCATAAAATCAAAAATGGAGCAAATTCTTGTCTATCGGTTCCTGTCAGAGAAAGCGACTTGAAACAAATGGTTGCATCAGCAATCAGTCAAGCAGCTGGAAACTCTAAAGATGTTATTGATTCATATATGAATTATTACTTAAAAGCCATTGATGATTCAAAGGAAAAAGAGGAAGAAATAGCAGTTTTAAGAAAAAATATTGAGTCCACAAAATTGAAGATGGAGAAGATCCTGGATTACAATTTGAATGGATCAATATCTGATGATGAATTCTTAAAAAGAAACGCTGCGTATAAAAAAGAGATTGAAAACGCAGAAGAGAAAATTCTAAAATTGTCTAAAAAACCGGAAGAGCCGGATTCTATTGCAAGGAAAATCGAACAGATAAGGGAATACTTGGCGAACACTGAAATTGTTTCTGCTGATGACATAACTAAACAAATTGTCGAAAAATTAATTGAAAAGATAGTTGTATTACCAGAAGAGGAAAATGGTATGAAAGTCATTAAGTCAGAAATATACCTTATAAATAAGGAACTGTATAAGTTTTGTAAGGAGATGGGGACAAAAACTAGTTGTTCAGATAACGTAACTTTGATCATGTTCCCTAAACAACGCATGGAAATTACTAATGAAAATGCGCATTGTGTGAACCAGTATAAAAGATTTTCAATAGAATTTTCTCTCTTTGTAAGATTTTAAACTAACAAAAGATGAAAAAGGGCAGAACCTACCAAATAAAATTGCCACGGTGAAGAACAAGTTCATCGTGGCTTTTATTATAAGATATTCTAATGTTTGTGTCAATATTGCAAGAAATAATTGTCTGAATTCTTCAGAATTGTTTTTTCGGAATACTAATTGGAAATTTTTTGATACCCCCCTGGGTCTGGTTTTCTACTGGAAATTCCATTTTCCATTTTCTCGAAATTCTCTTCTGAAATTCTAAGAATTTTTTTCAAAAATTTTTTCTCGCCAGACCATTCGGAATTTTTTTGATACCCCCCTACCCTCTATTTTGGAGCCGAAATTTCGATTTTCAATTTCTCGAAAAACGCTTCAAAAATCCCAAGCAGATTTTGTTCAGATCCAATGGCAGACCTCACCAGAGCGATTTTGACGGCTTTTGTTGTTGGAGTCTATGAAAGTCCTGCTGAAAACCGGGAAACGCCTAAATGGGGCTATAAACGTGCTTATTGATTAGATTACATCGTACCACAAATAAACTCAATATACAAGTGTAAACACAAATAGAGGGGCGTTATTATCCCCTCTATTATTCATAAAAGCCCCATGCTTTGTATTGCTTTTTCAGTACTTCCAAAGCAGAATTTTTACTGAGAAACTCAGCTCTAGCCGTTTCTCTTGTATATTTCTTGGCACTATACCAGGCGAAACCATTGATCACATACCAGGAATCCCCGTGATCATCGGTTTCCAACTCAATACTATAAACCATCTTTTTCTTACGTGGCATGGCTTGACCTCCTTATTCTTTTTTTCTGGATATGCTAAAAAATCCCGGATATACCGCCGGGGCGGTGCCCTGTTATGGCCTTGGGCATCGGCTACAGTGCTGGCTTTTTCGGCTCCCAGTCAACGCCGCTTTTGCCTCCCTTCGCGATCCGGGCATTAAAAGCGGATAAAGCCCGGAGAGAAACCCAGCGGCGGACTGAACCGCCCACGGCTAAACCGTCACAGGGTAGTTATAAGAGGCTCAAGCTATAGCCTCCAATAAATGCCAAAGTAGCAATAAGCACATAATACATATATTTCCCTCCTTTTTATGCCTGGCAGAAATCACCCTGCCAGCCTGTTGCTAGGATCATTTTCCCATCATCCCGGCGATAAACAATGCCGCAGCCGTCCGCCCATGTGCTCCATACAAGCCAACCAGGACGGCCTACCGTCTCTTTTCTTCTGGAATCGTACCAGATAAAAGACGGTTTAATACCTTCTTTTTCCTGATCCAGAGCGTTCTGGATTGCTTCAGCTTCCGTGATAATCTGGTTGTGATCCTTAAAATGCAAGATATATTTTCTCATGTTTTTTCCCTTTCTCGCCTGTCATCATCAGCGCAACGGGGCGGATCGTTGCGGACGCCCTGGAGGGCGTTTCGACTATTTAAGCAGCTTTTCAAATGCTTTTCTCTTTTTGTAATTTTCAACTTGACTTATACTGGAGTCATCAAAAAGTATCTGGAAACCATCAGAAGCAAGTGCTGCGGCCATTGTGTACGGGTCAATCTTTGGGAACCTGCAAACATATTCGATCACGTTCATCCTCATGTTTTTATCATTTTTCGTTCCGATCTTTTCAAGATCTTTTTTGTAAAAATTAAAAAATCGTTCCTGTTTCTCTTTCACGGTTTCTTTTATCATATATTTTCCATCCTTTCTTTTTTGCCCTGTCTCATCGGTGCAGGTGGGGCAGTTCCTACAGACCGCCGACCGGCGGTTTCGACTATTTAGCATTCTCGGTGTATGCAACCGGTGTAAACAGTGTTCGTGGTTCCATCGCAGCCGTTCAACCACTTTTTGCAGTTGTAGCAGATGCTATTGTAACGGTTGTATTCTGTAGCTTTTCCATATTCCTCGCACTCTTTGCGATATGGACAAGTGGTGCAGTCCTTTTCGTATTTATGACAATTTCTTGTCAACAGTTTCTCTAACTCTAAAAATCTTTCTTTTGTCATATTTCTATCTCCTTTTAGGTTTTTATCTCTTTGTTATGTACACAATTATATAATGTTACGTACACAATATCAATGTGCATTTTACACAAAGTTACGCACACATTTTTATATATTTTTGATGTGTACACAACATTGAAACTATGTTATAATTTCCGCATAATGGAAGGGGGCTTTTTATGGCGATGTCAGAAGAACGAAAAAATTATCTGTATTCTTACAAAAAACAAAGGCTAAAGCGCGTCCCGTTGGATATGCAAATAGCGGACTATGAAGCGCTAAAAGCAGCAGCAGATCAAGCCGGGCAAACTGTCAACGGCTTTATTAAACAAGCCATAGCCGAAAAACTGGAGCGGATGTAGTAGGAGAGAGGGGAATAACCCCCTCTTTTTCTATTTCCCGGCTTCTTCCTCGAACCACTTTTTGTAAATCATTTTTGCGAATTCTTCCATGTTTAACTCCTTTCTTAAAACAAATGTTTTACTATGGTTTAATAATACACTATAGTAAAACAAATGTCAACATTATAACAAAACATTTTAAACTATATTGAATAATTATATTTGTTATGGTATTATATAGAATATAGGAGGGGAAAAATGGAGAATATAAGAAATGAAATTAAATCATATATAGCAAAAAGCGGTATGACATTAACGGAAATAATAGCTAAATACAACGAGACGCATGACACACCAACAACAACACAAAACATTTCTAATAAGTTGACCAGAGGAACTATAAAATATAGTGAATGTTTAGAACTAGCTAAAATCATGGGGTATGTTATTAAATGGGAAAAAGAAAATTGATTTCATATTCTGCTAAATAAGTCATGTAATTTTGCTATTTAATCGCCCCTTTTAGTATGAATTTTCCCACATTTGTGATATAATAAAATCAAAAATGATGGGAGGATTTTTTATGGTTGCGTTTATTGGTTTTTTGATGCTTTTAACACTAATTGGAATGCTGATTGGTGGATCATGGCTAATAATGGCGTTATTGCTAAGAGGGAAAAAGAAAAAAGCGTTGAAAATTTTTTGTGCTTCTTTTCTTGGCCTTATACTGCTGCTTTTAATATATGAAAAGGCGGTTCCAGAAAGCGCAAAAGCTGAGGCAAAGGCTAGTATTGAGGCAGAAAATACAGTTGAAGAAACCACCGTAGAATATACAGAAGAGGGAACCACAACAGAAGCACCGACAGAGTCAGAACCAGAAACAACTACGGAGGAAGCCACAGAAACGCAAACGGAGACGGAGCCACCAACAGAACCAAGCACAGAAGAGGCTACAACAAGTGCATATTCTGAAGATCAGTTGATGGAAACCTTGAAAACAAATCTTCCAGAAGATGTTGCAGAAAAAGCGTATGATATTATTGTAAATCAGATTGGATTTACTGGAATTGAATATAAAGGTAAAAATTCAATGGGAACCGATAACTATGATTTTTCGGCAGATCATTATAATTTTACTTTGACCGCAAGCGATGATGTTTATAGAATCTTCCAGCCTGGTGGAGCAAATTTTTATGTTGATGGAGAAGTAAAAATAAAATTAACTGATATCATAGATCAATATGATGCAGTGCCATATATGCAGATTGCAGAAGAAATAGTTAATCAAAATTTAAAGAACCCAAGATCCGCAAAATTTCCGTCTATTGTCACCCATTCAAGCGATATTACAATGATGAAAAAAGACGATATTGTAGCAGTACAGAGCTATGTAGATGCCACAAATTCATATGGGGCAAAAGTCAGAACGCAATGGACTGTAGAATTTAAAGTACTAGATTTAGCGAATTATAAATATCAAACAATTTATATAAAAATTGGGGATAGTTCAACAGGAATTTTTATTGATCTAAATTAAATAGAATTTATTTTTTATGCACTGAAGATAAGAAATGCCAATGAATGATTGTATGGCGCTTATTTTCAGTGCTTTTTATTTTTTTGGGAGGTGAGGCCGAAAAACGTTTTTTACTTCCGACAACCTGCGCAAGATAAGAAGTTAATAGAAAAATACTATAAGACTATGGAGGTTGTACCATGAACGATTTAATGATTTTTGAAGGTCACAATGTAGAGGTTTTTGAACTGAACGGACAAGTGTTATTTAATCCGTATCACGTAGGAGCTTGCCTGGAGTTGGGTAACAGTGCAGTGAAAATGGCTGTTGCAAAAATGAATGAGAAGCAGGTTGTTAAGCTGACAAATTCTAAAGTCAATAAAGTTGACTTTAGAAAATTACATAACACAGGCGAGAATTTTCTCACTGAAAGCGGCGTGTATAAGTTAATATTTAATAGCCGAAAACCAGAAGCGGAGAGATTTTCCGATTGGGTGACAGATGAAGTGCTGCCAATGATCCGAAAAACTGGCGGGTATGTAAATAACGATGATCTTTTTATTTCTACTTATTTACCATACGCAGATGACACTACTAAAATGTTATTTGCTCAAACCCTAAAAACGGTGAGAGAACAGAATGAAACCATTGAGCGGCAGAAAATCGAAATTATTCACAAAGAAAACGTTATTATCGGGCTAGTTGAAAATATCGACCTAGCAACCAAGCGCCAGCGTATAACCCAGATTGTGCGCTATGGAGCAGACAGGAACTACAAGGAAAGATATAATTTATTGTACGGAGAATTTGAAAGAAAATACCACTGCAATTTGAAAATGAGAATGGAAAATTCCACGATCAAGCCAAAGGTGAAAAATAAAATGGATTATATAGATAGGGAACTGGGAATGATTCCACAGCTTTATGAAATTGCTTGTAAACTTTTTGAAAATGATGTAGAAAAGTTAAAGGCTGAATGGGAGAGTATTGTGGCATAAAGAGGGAGGGCTTAAAGCCCTCCTGTTTTATTATACGGTCTTGAGAATTTCGGACGGATCAACCCGGTATAAGAAACCATGTAAGAACTTGCTATAATATGCACCCCGTTCCCGCAATGTATGCGTCACGGTCCAGCTTTTCAACTATCCGAACGATCCACAGCGTGGAGCCGTCACGTGTATCTTCTCCAAGAGTGATTTTATAGGTATATCCATCTATAAGGCACAAAATTAGTAATAATATATAAGGCACAAAATAACAATATCAGCTTGACACACAAGGCACAAAATTATATAATATCTTATATATAAGGAAGGAGTTGAAAAAATATGCCAGAAACATTAAAAACAAGCGAGTCGCAGAGAAAGGCGGTTTATACATATGATGATAAATTTGAACGTATAAATTGTAGGCTTGCAAAGGGGACAAAAGAAAGAATAAAAGCCTTGAAATACAGCGCCAATGATTTTATTAAATTGGCTGTTGCCGAAAAACTGGAACGGGAAGAAAAAATATTGAAATAAGGCACAAAAAAAGTATTGACATATAAGGCACAAAATGTTATTATAATATTGCCGAAAGGCAATAGGGCGAAAGCCCAGAAAGGGGGACGCATGGAAGATATGCGTGAATTCGTTTCATATTGCCGGAAACTTCTTAGGGTTCTTGAGAAGATCGAAAAACTTCTTGAATCCGGGAAGATTGGCGAGGCTCTTGAACTGGTCAGAGAGTTGAAAGAGGACACCCAAAAGGACATTGAGGCTTAGGGTTCCAGACCAGGCGGGGCGGCACATAACCTCCCCGTAAAAATAAAGAAAACAGGAGGAGAAGAGAATGATGAAAACTTGGATGCTTTACGATGGTGAAAAAATTGAAGGCGTCAGTACTGTGGACGCCGAGAGCAAGGAAGACGCATTATTACGTATGTGCGAGATGCTCAATAATGACAGCGAGGTTTATAATTATGTGGTTACTGGTGAAGAAATTTACCAGTACGAAGGCGTGATACAGGATGGTGATGAGCCTGTTGGAGTATATGATGTAGAAGAGGTCGAAGAGATCGATCAGAAATATGAGGAGGAGAATAAAATGACAAGAGAGCAGGAATTGGCAGAAGAAATCAGAAGTAGTCAGGAATGGGATCTTGACCAGCTCAGAGAACTTTGCGAGTTGGCAGATATGGAAGCTGAGTGGGAGGCCGCTGACGGAGAAACTTTCGAACAGGTTGCATTCCAGGCAGCTGAAAAATTAGGCGTGGAGATCATGTGATGAACAAATACGAAGTGGGAGGGATCTACGGATCTCTCCAGATTGACGAAGAACACGCCGCCGGAGATGGGCGGTCGTATAAAAATTATGTGTACCACTGCGTTAAATGTGGGCACGCATTTAGAGGAGCCGGTGGAACAATAACCAGCATGGTAAAAAATGGATGCACGTCTTGTAAAAGAATTGAGCGTGCAAAAATCAAATGCCAGAAATATGAGAAGTATCTCGGTCAGCATTTTGGGGCACTGGAAGTTGTGGAATTGTGCGGAACAGAAAAATACGGGAAGCACAAAATGTTTTTCGTCGAGTGCAAATGTGAAAAATGCGGGTCTATAAAAAAATACCCGTTGCATCGGCTCATATCGAATTCTTCCTTGGTGCAATGCATAGATTGTTCTCGTTCCATTGCAGCCCAAAATGTTAAATTTTATAGAGAAGAAATGTCCTTTAATGGGACAAAAGCGTCTTCACTTGTCAAGCGGAAAAATGGCTTGACGAATAAAAATAATTCTTCTGGATGTAATGGAGTATCCAGAAGCGGAGAAAAGTGGAGAGCATACATAACTTTAAAAAGAAATCAGATACATCTTGGCACTTTTGACAGTTTTGAAGATGCTGCGGCAGCAAGAAAAGAAGCAGAAAAACGGCTATATGATCCAGAAATCCAGGCTTTTGTAGATGCGAAGCCGGAAATGGAGAAATACATTCGTAAATTTGAGTCGATTAATCAAAAAAATGAGGATGATGCTTTCCATCAGTGCTATGGAGACGACAAGAACGCATAAAGCAAAAAAGAACCGCAATGGTTCTTTTTTTGTTAGATATAATGCTATTATTTTAACCCGTGTCTGCCTGGTTTGCTGGCAGCTCAATATATACAGCATCATGTATATAGACAAAATTATGATAAACCATGTTTTCGGGTATTACAATATGATTTTGTTTTTTATTTTGGCGCTTTATGTTATGCATGATATTTTTACCATTTAAACGATTTTAAAGGCAAATTGGCACGATTTTTATTTTGTGTGCAAATGATTAAAGATAATAGCAAGGCCCGGAATCGTGATCTATGGATTCCAGAAAAGAAAGGTTACCCGGTGTTTTGCGATCTCGCAAAATATACAAGCGTTTTAAACGTCGATTTTTGATTTTTGGTGTATACATGAGGATTTTACCGCGAGAGTTATTTTGACAGGAATTTGACACGATTTTTATTTATCTGCTATAGGATTCCAGAAAAAGAAGTTGTTGTTATGTGCGTTTGCTTTCACCGGATCGGAACACGGCCACAAAAGAGCCGGAATGATTCCAGAAGAAAAAAACTGATCCACTTACTGCTGATCTGGAAGAAGCGGAGCAGATGCCCCGAAAATCACCCCTTCTTCTTTCCCTAACTTCTCTTCCTTTCTTCTTTTCCCCTCATACTCCCCTTATTATCTATCTATTACTTTATACCCTTATAACAACCCCATAATATATAATATATATAATAACACTATATATATAAATAACGTATATTTTTATATATACCGTGGATATACCACAAAAAAGAAAGAAAAAAAGGACCACCTACTCGTAACTTTTTATGAGCGTAGCGAATAAAAAGGCTAACGGTTTTAGGTAAATATAAAAAATACAGTATACTCGTAAGCCAATACGGTATATATAACATAAAGGTTTTAAGCGGATACATAAAATACATACATCGTAAGCCAAGGAAGCGTATTATATATAATGGTTTTAGGTATATGACTATAATTATGTTATTCGTTAGCCAAAGAGTAAATATATAAATAAATACCATAGTTTATGGAGTATATATACACTATTTTATAAATAATTAGAATATTCTGAAAATCAATACCATGTTGACAAATTAAAAAAATTAGAGTATCATAACATCACAACGTGTATAAAGAAATGCTTTTCACTGGAAGATGATAAATAAGAGAGATAAAGGGCTTTTGTGTGCCCATGTAACACTCTTTATTTTCATCTTCTTTTTTTATTTTTTAGATTCCTGGATCATATGATCTGGAGAGAGGAGAACCCAAAACGATGATTGATAAGAGCGAGCTGAAAGAAACCACGGAAACCGGGATAGAAGTATACTTGTCCGAAGTACACGCATGTTTAGCGCAGTACATGGAGGACCGGGGAATTGAGGACATGGAAAAGGAAAGCCAAAATAAATGGTCGGCTGCCATGCGCTATGTTGGACAGCACGTGTTTAAAGGCACGCAAAAGTTAAAAGAAAAGCCTACGATTGTTCGAGAAGGGTTTTCGGGCGTGACCAATGACAACGCTTACGATTTGGACAAGGTAAACGCTTTAGTTGATTATTACGTTAACCTTTGTTATGAGTATGACAAAGAGGTTTCTATGAATGGGTTTTCTTTTATCTCTGGGATTCCACCAGAAATCTTGACAGTTTGGAGTGGGGTGTATACAGATGGATATGGAAATATTCGGAAAACTGGAGAAGCGGGATTAAGAATTATCAGAAAACTTAAGTCAAATAATGAAGAAAGTTTGTCTGGAATGCTCATAAGTGGAGGGAAGCGGTCGCCTGTCGGAATCCTTGGAGCATTGAACCGTAAACACGGCTGGAACATGGGCCAGCCGATCGAGATTCAGAGAAACGGACTCCCGAACAGGACGGCGGCAGATATAGCGGAGGAACATAGAATAGCATCTACAGAGGTTCCGGAGCTGCCAGATTTAGATGAGAATTAACAGATAATTAATACACACGCAGAAACAAAACAAACAATTTAATCATTCATATACATCTTGCACAATAAATACATATCTTTCTTATGCACTATGAACAAAGAACTATTCGTGAAACAATTCTTTATCGAATAGTTTAGAAGTAAGAGGATCGCAAGGAGTCATCTGGAATCCTAAACGGTTTCAGCCATTGGAAGCACTGCGGAGTCTGGAAAACTCACGGTTTGGCGCATGGGGGTAGGGGTCTAAACGATCCGCCCGATACCGCCTAGTGACCTCTCCAAATTTCCAAAAAATAAAAAAGCCCGATAGTGATTGCAACATGAGAAGCCGTGAGCCTTGACGGTTTCTCAGACATAACATTCAAGGCAAATATCAGAAAGATAGGTATAAAAATGAACGAGATTAAGATTTTCAACAGTCCAGAATTTGGTAAAATACGAATGGTGTTTGTTTCTGGAAAAGAATATTTTTACGGAAGTGATGTTGCAACGGCTTTAAAGTATGAGCGACCAAGTAAAGCAGTTAGCGATCATTGCAAAGGTGTCCTGACTCTGGACAGCATAAAGAACGATGGTGGTTATCCAGAAAAGCTGATTCCAGAAGGAGATATGTACCGTTTAATAGTAAAGGCATCTACACAGGGTACAAGTGAACAGGTAAAGAAAGCAGCTGATAGATTTGAGAGATGGATATTCGATGAGGTTCTTCCAGAAATTCGCAGAACCGGAAAATACGAAATCAATCAAAAACAGGATTCCTACCAGATCGAAGATCCGATAGAACGTGCCAAACGCTGGATTGAAGAACAGGAAGAGAAGAAGCTTCTGGAAGAGAAAGTGAAAGAGCAGGAGCCAAAGGCCAGATATTTTGATAATCTTGTGGATAGTAAACTGCTGACAACGTTTAGAGATACGGCCAAGGAATTTCATATTTCTCCGAAGGATTTGACAAAATGGCTGACAGATAATGGCTATATTTACAGAGACAGACATAAAATCATCAAGCCATATGAGCAACATAGAAAATCTGGGTTGTTCCAAATGAAGGACTTCTCAACACCATATGGATATTCAAACGTCCAGACCTACATTACGGTCAAGGGAAAAGAGACATTCCGACTGTTGATGGAAAGCCAGGGCATCATAAGATAATAAAAATCATTTTCACATCAGATAATCAGTATTTCAAAATTTTCCAAAAATAAAAAAGACTAAATAAAAATGGGAGGACATATGACAGGATCAGAGTATCAAAAATTAGCAATGCGCACATGTAGTATTCCGTATGATAGAAAAGAGGATATGGCCAGACACGCTATCTTCGGGCTGACATCTGAAGCAGGAGAAGTGGCTGGAATCATGCAGAAGCAATACCAGGGTCATGAGATTTGCGTGGATCACATGAAGAAAGAAGTTGGTGACTGCCTTTGGATGTTGGCTGAAATTTGCCAGGCATTCGGATTTTCCATGGACGATGCTATGGAGACCAATATTGAGAAGTTGAAAGCAAGATATCCAGATGGATTTTCAGTTGAAAAATCGTTGCATCGGAAAGCAGGTGATATTTAATGGAAAAATCACTCAAGGATTTAAAACTGGAATCTGAGATGATTAATCATCCAAACCATTATACGAACCGCCAGCATGAATGCATTGATGAAATGATCGCAGTTTTTGGAAAACGTGCCGTTATTAATTTCTGCATCTGTAACGCCTGGAAATATCGTTATCGGGCTGACAGTAAAGGTCAGCATGATCAAGACATGAAAAAGGCCGATTGGTATATTCAAAAGGCGATGGAGCTTCAAGAATTGGAATAAAGGAGAAAAACGATGGTATACAATAATTCTATAATTTTAGATGGTCACGTGTATCCTGCTGGAACAGATGTACCAGACATGGGAAGTGTAAAATGTATTAAAGCGGATGGGAATAGGAGAGATTATGTTTTTTTAAGTGCAGATAGCGACAAGTTGCCAACATATGATGATTTGATGAGTGGAAGTAGTGCGTTGGCAGTAGACGCTAGCGCTGTATACGTTTACGAGCAAACAACAAAAAAATGGTATCAACAGGGGGATTAAAAATGAGTATTTCAAATGATTTACTTGTTGATTTATTATTTCCTGTACATAAGGCAAATTCAGTTAGTGAAGAAAGAAATATTGTTCCAAGATATACCGAAAAGACAGTTTCTGGAAATCCTGTAATATTGGCCAATACCACAGAGGGGCTTCCATTGAGAGGATTGAAGATCTTTGGAAAAGCTGATCAGAAGCAATATAAAGGAAATCAGTTGATACCGTATCCATATACGGATACAACAAGAACTATTAATGGTATTACGTTCACAGATAATGGGGATGGAACAATCACGATTAATGGCATTGCTAGAGCGAATGCAGATTTTAAATTATGGGGTAAATACGCTACAGATACACCATATGTTTTGGAGCAGGAGGCATATCTTAGTGGCGGATCAGAGGGTAATTTTATTGTTCGTGCTACAGATAATGAAAGCGTATCATATCAGACCGCAAGTGAGATAAAGATAGCTGAACCAGTTCGTTTTGTATTTATTAGAGTGCCAGCAGGTTATACAGTCAATAATGTGATATGTAGGCCAATGGTTTCATTGGTATCCAATGCAGAATGGGAGCTTTATGTAGGGGGTAAGCCATCTCCGTCCCCGGAGTATCCGCAGGAAATTAAGCGGGTAGTAAATCCGGTTATAAAAGTGTCAAAAGAGAATGGGACGGAATTTCAGACAGTAACACTCCCATATGACTTGAATGCCATTCCGGTAGCTTCCGGTGGCAATTACACGGATGAGACCGGTCAGCAGTGGATTTGTGATGAGATTGATCTGGAGCGGGGGGTGTATGTAAAGCGTATATCGCAACAGATAATTGACGAGAGCAAATTTGCTGTACGCGGGAATACGGGAACAGGAGCTTATTATATTAGCACAACGATTAAAAATGGCAATCCAGACAATACCAGAAGATTGGCCATGTCTGATCAATTGGTTGGAGTGGCTTATAATGATCGCATCAAAGATACAAGTATGGACGAGATAATGCTGCAAAGTGGTGTTGTGACCCTTCGAACCAGAAATCATACAGATTATGACTGGTCTACCAGTGATACGGCGAAAACGTGGCTGAGAGAGAATCCCATAACTGTTTATTACGTGTTAGCAACTCCAGAAGAAATTTCCCTTACTCAGGAAGAACTTGCAGCTTACAGTACCCTTACCACCTATAAGGGAACTACGATCATCTCCGCAGGTGATGTTTCTGGAATTGAAGCCACGTATTTAATTCCGGTACCAAAACCATCATCAAACGAAATTTTAAGGAGATGGTTTAAGCAACATGAAATTATATAAAGCTATTGTATACAATATATTCAGGAGGGAAAACGAATGATTCCAAAATTTATTATTTTATACATGCTTTGTCGGATGCAATTCCCAGAGTGGTGTAAGGTATTAATTATTGTTTGCATGGTTCTTGATGCTGTTATTGCCACGTACAGACTTTGTAAATCTAAATAGAGGTAAGATCATGATAAGAATTGAAAATATTACGCCGCCTTCTACTGATCAGTGGGGAATGGCGATTTTAGGCGCAAGAAACCCAATGAATAGTTGGAATAAAAGCGATAGTCAAGTTGTACGAGGAAACAGGCTGGAAATTGGTGAGAATGATTTAGGACTTATGAAGAGACTTGTTGCAGCCGGAACAGATCATTCAAAATTTCTTAGATTCTTGCCAGTAGTTATGGACATTACAGCTCCTTTATATTGGTGGAAGGAGTTTGATACATACAAGGTTGGAACCGTCGCTAACAGTTGCAGCACCATGCATAAAATCCATACTAAACGGTTTGAACGCGAAGACTTTAGCGTTGAACATATTCTAAATTGTGATGAGCATCATTGGATGGTTTGTATGGATAATATTATTTCCGGAATGAATGTTGCAAGGGAAAAATATCTTGAAACCAAGGATAAAAAATATTGGTGGCAGATGATCCAGCTTCTTCCGTCCAGCTACAACCAGAAGCGAACAGTTATGCTAAACTATGCGGTACTTCGGAATATGTACCACGCAAGAAAAAATCATAAGCTGGATGAATGGAGAGATTTTTGCGAGTGGATTAAAGTGCTTCCATGTAGTGAATTGATTACTATGGAATCTGGTAATCAGAATAGCAAACCTGTTTCTGTAGAAGATGCCATGAAAATCATTAGAAACGAATTGGTAAAGCATGGAGATTTATACGATGGATTCCAAGCAAGCGTAATATCTGCAATCTTTGAGAATTCAGACATTACAGATTCGGAAAATGCGGTTTTACTTGCCAAAACAATTCTTGACCGAGTGATAGGAGATTAAATGTTTAGATTATTTGCAATGTGCGTATCTGCATTGGATATCATGCTTGCCATAGCGATTTTCCTAACGTGGAGAAACATGGAAAAAGATAAATCGAGTAATTTAGCGGTGGCTTCTTTCGAAGTATCGTTTTTAGCATCGGCAATTCTTTTGATTTTTTCATAGATGCTTTATGGGCTATCGCCAAGCGGTAAGGCACATGACTTTGACTCATGTATGCGTTGGTTCGAATCCAACTAGCCCAGTTTGGTAAGATTTATTTGTCTTACCAAAATAGCATATCATTTATGCTATTCCTCCTCATGTTACCACCTAGCGGAAAGCTGATAAAAGAATCGTCACAAGGTTCGGGTGGTTTTCTGGTTGGGAAGCCAGGACATGTGCAAAGTTCCGAACTTTACCACATCATACGGGATGTTTGCATGGCCTTTGTTATGGCTGGTGGATAAGAACCATAACAGTGAAGGGGATTTCTTGCAGAATTCAAATCCCCTTTATCTCAGGAGCTTTATTTCAGTTGGTAGAAAGACCGCCTCATAAGCGGTAAGTCATCGGTTCGAGTCCGGTAGGCTCCATTATTTCAATGGAGGTGTGAAGAATATGGCAGGAAGAAAATTAAAACGATTGGACAAAAAAAAATTTGAAGATGCTTTGAATGGGTATTTGAATGGAAAATATATCCAGTTAGAAGCAGCAAAGATTGCAGGATGCAATAGGGATACTTTTTTGAAATATGCAAACATGATTTTACTTGGAGAACCGATTCCGAATGGGGTGTTTTGGGATGATTAATGCTGATACAAAGATATTTCCAGATGGAGCAAAATGGGTAGTATGCCCATACTGTCGGAAAAAGGCAGTTAAGGTATTGGAAGATACCAGAATTTATCATATGCCGTTTCGGTGTCATGGAAGCAACTGCAAAAAGGATTTTATTGTGAATGTGGGGTAATGAATATGTCTTGTTATTATGAACCGGGAACAGAGAGATACTACGCATGTAGCATGTGTGGTAGCCGAAGGATACTTGGTTGTATCTTCTGTAATCCGCAAGAAAAAGAGGTGGAATCAATGGAAAATCTTGAAATTTTGTTTGCCCATGAAGCGAATAGAATAGCCAAAGAGAAAAGCCAAAAAGACATCAAAGAAAAGCTAAAAGAGATTGAAGAAAAAATTAGAGATGCTGCTAATAATGGAAAATTTTCTATTACTTTAGATGAAACATTAAAAAAGCAAGTTAAAAACGAACTGGAGAACCGCGGATATGCTGTGCAATTACGTTCACATTATTATGAACATGGTTGCAAAATCAGCTGGGATAAATAAATAGAACTAGTCAAGAGAGCCAAAGAGAGCCATGACTTCACAGAAAGGAGGTCTGGTTCTTTTTTTATGCAAGAAGGAACGTTTGAATGGTATAAGGCGATTTTTAATAGCCTTTTAAAATCTGACATGAAAAACTTTCAAAATCAAAAGGATTGTTACGATCTGCTGCTAAACATGAAAATTGATTTGAAGTTTGATGATAAGCAGATAAAAAACTATGCTTTAAAAATCAGTCAGTATACACACAAAATGGCAGATTATATGGCTGGAATGACTGGCAATGGACAATTCGATGAATTGTATTGGAATTTACTTCTGTTCGAAGCCCCGGATCTTCTGGATTCCTATTGCCTGTATGTTGAGAAAGACAGAAAACCTCAAGAACGCTTTTATCAGCCAAGAAGAAAAACCTTGATAAAGGTTGTAAACTTGTTGCAACGGTTAGAGGATGACGAACTGGACGAGGCCTTTATACACATGCCGGCCCGTGTCGGTAAACTGATTTCCGATGATACTCCTGTTTTCACAAAAGATGGATGGAAAAGGCACGGAGAATTGAAACTGGGAGACAAGGTTGTTGGAAGTGATGGAAAATATACTTCTGTAATCTGCGTCCATCCAAAATATCATACAACCCATACCGTAGAATTTTCTGATGGAACAAAAATTGAATGCCACTTTAGGCATGAATGGACTGTATACGATTCACTTGGGAAACGATGGATTACAACAGAAACAAAAAATCTTATAAAGAGCCAAACCTATGGATTTTTTAAAGAACGATATTTTCTTCCAATAGTTTCAACAAATTTGGACTTAAAAGTACCATTAGTTCAAGAAAAAAGATCAATCAAATCTATTAGGAAGAGCAATCCAAAACAAGGTAACTGTATTACGGTTTCAAATAGCGATGGTTTGTATCTGGTTGGAAAAACAATGATTCCAACGCACAACACCCAGATCATTACACTTGGTATGAGCTGGCATTGTTGCCGAAATACAGAGAAAAGCAATCTTTATTGTTCCTACAAAGAAGATGCTGGAGGTGCATTTCTTGATGGCGTAAAGGAAATCTGGACAGATCCCATATATCGTCATGTAGATGTGTTCCCCAAGGCACAAATTGTCGATACGGATGCAAAAGCAAATACGATTGATCTGGAACGTAAGAAAAAATACAAGTCTCTGTCTGGAAAAGGTCTTACTTCTGGATTGAATGGATTGTATGATGCGAACGGATGGTTGGTTGCCGATGACATTTTATCTGGAATTGAAGATGTGTTAAGTCCAGATGTTTTAGCAAGAAAACAGATGCTGTTCGACAACAACCTTATGAAAAGAAAAAAAGAACAGTGCAAGGTTCTTTATAACGGAACAATTTGGAGTCTCCATGATATTTATACGGATCGTGTAAACTTCCTGGAAACAGATCCAGAAGCAAAAGATGTAAGATGGGAAGTTCTGAAAATCCCTGCTCTTGACCCAGAAACTGATGAAAGTAACTTTGATTATGATTATGGAGTAGGATTTAGCACAAAATACTACAGAATGGAACGTGCAAAATTTGAAGCAAATGACGATATGGCTTCATGGTTTGCACAGTGTCAACAAGAGCCGATAGAACGTGATGGAGCGGTATTTAATCCGGAACATATGAATTTTTATAATGGTGTTCTTCCAGATGAAATTCCATTGAAGATAGTCGCTGCATGTGATGTGGCTCTTGGTGGAACAGACTTTCTTTCCATGCCAGTTGCCTATGTATATGAAGATGGATCTGTTTATATTCATGATGTGGTATTTGATAGCAGTGAGAAGTCAGTGACTCAGCCCAAAGTAGTGGATTGTTTGATTAGGAACAATGTTACAAATTCATTTTTCGAAGCAAACAACGGGGGAGAGGGTTACAAGGACGATATTGATAGACTGCTGAAAGAAAGAGGACACAAAATCAATTTGGTATCAAAATTTGCACAACAGATGATTGTCAATGCTGGAAAGGGCGGATCAAAAACTGCACAGCGGAAAGAACAGAGAATCTGGGACAATGCACAGACAATCAGAAGCTTTTATTTCCGAGATTCTGGGCATCAAAGTTTGGAATACCGAAAATTTATGAATCAGCTTTATTCTTTTACTGTAAACGGTAAAAATAAGCATGATGATAGCCCGGATAGTTTGGCAGAATTAGCAGTATTTTTAAATAAAGGCAGCGGAACTCAAACAACTCAAGTAGTGTCAAGTCCTTTTGGACGGAGGAGGTAACAGCTATGAATAAACGCAAGGCTAGATATAAAGATTACGATATTACACCAAAGAGAAAAAAGGAATTAGAGGGGTTCTGTGAACAGTATCCGGAATGGAAAGATGAGTTAATCATTAACCGTATTTCCCCAAAGGGGCAGAAAATTACTGGAATGCCATATTCCAGGACAAATGAAACCAGTGATGAAACCGCTATGTTGGCAATCAGAAGAGCTGAAATTCAAGAAAAGATTGATTTGATTGAAAACATTGCCAAGGAAGTAGATCCAGATATTTGGACATACATTATTAAGTCAGTATGTTACTTGAAACCATATCCATATTTGAGAAATGTTATGGGTATTCCGTGTTCTCCGGCGGCACTCGCAGACCGGAGAAGATATTTCTTTTGTCTGTTGAATTTAAGAAAAAAGTGAGTTTTTAAACGGTATTAAACTGTATTATAATACTATTGTGAAAAAATAAAATTGCGTTTGGAGAATATCCAGACGCTTTTTTCTTTGCAAAAACTATGAGAAAGGAGAAATATCTGACACATGAGAGCAACAATAGAAAACATAAAAATTCGGGAAAAACTTCGTGGCAGAAGGAAGATTTTCACTAGCCATAAAGTTATCACGAAGGACAATTTGCTTGATGTATTGACGAAAGCAAAATCTACACATCTGCTGAATGTTGCAGAAATGAACTTTCTCATAGATTACGAAAGAGGGAACCAACCACTTCTGAGAGATAAGATTATAAGACCAGAAATTGATATTGAGGTTAATAGTAATCTTGCGAACTATATCAAGGAATTCAAGATAGGTTACGTTTGGAGCAGCCCGGCGATGCTGGTGCAACGAGGAAACCAGGAGATGCATGAGACATCTTCGGATAGTGATGACTCTGGTATTAATGCCTTGAATGAATCTCTGATCAACGGATCTAATATGGGAAGATTGGAACAGTCTATGGCTGAATTCGTGGAAATCTGCGGAATTGGTCACAGAATGGTTGATGTGAAATCATCCGACTGGGAAGATGGTCAACTCGCAGAGATTTATACGTTAGATTCCAGATATGCTTTTAATGTGTATTGGAATGGTCCGGGACAGAAAAAGGTCTTAAGCGTGTCATACTATGAAGATGATGTTGATGATAAAACATATTTTACATGCATAACGGACGATATGCGATATGAGGTTGTCAACGATGAGATTGTTGATATGATGCCTAATCCGCTTGGAAAGTGTTCTATTGTGGAATACGAAAGAACCTTTGACCGTACTGGATGCTTTGAAAGGGAAATTCCAAGAATGGATTCCTTGAATATCCTTCTTTCTGACTTTACCAATGATGTAGCACAAAGAACGCAGGAAGTTTGGTGGGGAGACAATATTGATTTTAAGCAGGATGAAAAAGGTAATCGTATTGAACCGCAAAGCGGAGATTGGGTTCTAACTTATAGTGGAGAAGGGAAAACAGCAAAAATCCAGCCGCTTTCAAGTTCATTTGATGGAAATAGCACTTTAAACGCTATTTCAAGTGCCAGAAATGAGATTTTGCAGGATTGCAAAGTGCCAATTCAGTATGATAGTGCTGGTGGTGGATCTACTGGAACTGCCATGGATATGGGAAGTGGATGGAGTGCAACGGAACTGGATGCCATGAAAGAGCAGCAGATGATTGAAGCTGGAAAGCGTGAAGAACTTGACCTAGTTCTTAGGGCAATTCAAAAAGTTCCAGAAAGAATTCTTCCGCTTGACGATCCAATAAGATCTGTGCATTTAACGGATGTGAACTTCCATTTCACAAGAAGAAAGAGCCTTGATATGAGCATTAAGGCTAATACGTTCTCAACGTACTTTAACTCCGGAGTCAATCCGAGACATATTTTACAAGCTATTGACGCTTTCCCGGATAATGAACAAGTATATCTTGATTCCAAAGATATGTTTGATGCTTTACAGAAAAAAATGGTATCAGATACATCAATGGAAAATATAGATGATGCTGCGAATACATCAAGTGATCCAATAAATCAGATTGGACAGTCTCCACTTCTTGATGGAATGAACACAGACCGATCAACGGTTGTATAGGTGATGGCTTATGATTGGTGCTAGAAGTTTCGATGAAGTGAATGATCTGATTACAAATAAGCGTGGAATAGATTTTGAAGAATATTTTTCCACGATGGATATTTCAAACGGAGAAAAGGAAAAGCGTGTTGAATTGGCAAAAAGATTAAATGATCAGTTTCTTGTAATTGTTTCTTTGCTTTTTATGGCTCAGAAATATAGTACAAACGATTATGAATTGATTAGAAATCAATTTGTTGAGATGTACAAGAATGCGATATTAGGTGTGATTGCTATAGATTCTTATATGAGCGATTATATAGAACAGATATCGCACGATGTTATAGATTCAACATTGAATAATCCAGATGATCCATACTATGTTTCACCGGACAGAGCAGTGTTCATGGCAGAAAATGAATCAAATACTTGCTGGAATCATCAAGAGTTTGAAGATGCCATCGAAAACGGAGCAACAAAAAAACAATGGATTGATATAAGGGATAAAAGAGAAAGAAAAACGCACATAGAAGTTGGCGGAAAAATAAAACCAATACAAGAACCATTTGCAGTTGGAGATTCACTTTTAGATTATCCGAAAGATACAAAATATGGTGCCGATGCAAAAGAAATTGTAAATTGCAGATGCTCCATTCGATATTTTTAAAATTACAGGCATTGCCTGTTTTTATATTGTCCGAGAGAACGGACATTAATATCACACAAAACGCAGAGAAGCGTATAAACACAGAAAGGTAGGATTTTGATATGAAATACATGAATAATCATTTTGGTCAGAGTAGAATTTTTGGAAAGGCTAGATTTATGGCTGAACCAGCCGGAGATATTGGTGGCGATGATCCTGGATCAAGTGGTGGAGGATCTGGAAACGGAGGATCTGATGATGGCAAACCATCGGTTGAGGAATTGATGGCAAGACTCGCAAAAGCAGAATCTGATAACCAGAAGAATAAGCTGGCACTCGATAAAGCACTAAAAGAAAAAGGAGAAATCACTAAACAGTATCGGCAAACAATGACCGCTCAAGAACAGGCAGAAATTGCGAAGAAAGAAGCAGATGAAGCTAAAGATGCCAGAATCAAAGAACTGGAAACCAAGATGCTTATTGGTGAGTATACAGAAAAAGGAATGGATGCTGCCATTGGCATGGACAAAAACACTGCCAAAGAATTCGCTACATCTCTTACATCTGGAGACGTAGAAAAAGCATTTGAGTCCCTTGGAAATCATATCAAATCTTTAAAGGCTAAATGGGAAGAGGATTTTTATGCAAGCCGACCAGATATTAAGGCTGGAAACGGTGATGGAAAAGATCAGGAAACACTGGCAATGAAAAAAGCCAAAGAGTACGCAGAAGCACATAAAAATTCCAAAGCCAACCAGGATGTATTGAAACATTATCTTTAATTTTTAAGGAGGTTTAACCATGGCAAGAGGTGACATGAAGATGACTAAGATTTCTGTTAATTTAGAGACAGAAATCTTGAATCGCAAAGAATTTGAAGCAACTCCAATGACCATTGATTTTGCTGACGTTACTGATACGGCAGACAATGGAGAAAAGATTGTAAAAGCTGGAATGCCGATTGATAAGGACGGAAAACCAGTTAAGACAACACCGTGGACAGGTGCGGTTGGAATCTTACTGCACGATGCATATGAGAGCAGACCACAACAGCAGGTTTTAAAGAAAGCATATATTAATGTAACCAGAGCAAAGGCAAATTGTGGATTAACATACGATGCGGCTCTTGTTGCTGCTATGGTAAATGCTGGTTGCAGAATCGTATTTGAGGAAGGAACTTTAGTTGGAACAGTTCCAGCAGCAGGATCATAATAAAATTACCGATCGCTTGAAACATAAGAGGTTGCTGACCCCTAACAGTTATGGGGTGGAAAGGAGTTAAGAAATGAGATTTACAGATGTATTTTCTGCACAGTCTATCGCATTTAGATGGACCGTTGATGCAAGCAATGCGGTTCCGTTTTTAGGAACCACATGGTTTCCAAACAAAAGAAAAAATGGTATTACTTTGAAATGGATTAAGGGGCATAAGGGAGTAGGAGTTGCATTAAAGCCGTCTTCTTTTGATGCATTAGCTACTATCAGACCAAGAGCTGGAGTTACAACTCTGGAACAGGAAATGCCTTTATTTAGAGAGTCTATGACTGTCAAAGAACATGACCTTATGGAGTTAGAGAGAATCAAAGACTCTAATGATTCGTATCTGGACGATGTGATTGAGCATGTATACAATGATACTGGTGAGCTGATTGATGGTGCGGAAATCTCTGCTGAAAGAATGAGAATGCAGTTACTGGCTCCGGCTTCTGGAGAGATGCAGATTTCTGTTGGACTGGCCGATAACACTGCATATATCTATGATTATGACAGTGATGATTCCTGGAAAGGAACTCATTATGCATCCTTATCCGGAAACGCAACATGGGATAATGCCGCAACAGCAAAACCATTAAAAGATATCAGAACTGGTGTTGAGGCATTGACTGATATCGGAGTTGTTGCAACATACGCATTAATGAACAGTAAGACATTTGATTATCTTCTGGAAAATTCCCAGATGAAAAATGCATTAATTACTACTTCTGGTGTTAATGTAGATTTTATGACAAAAGATAAATTAAAAGAGCTGTTCAGAAGCATGACTGGTCTGATCCCGGTACTGTACGATAAGAAATATAAGGATTATGATGGAACAACCAAAAAGTTTTATCCAGATGATTATGTGACAATCATTGGTGATGGAGAACTTGGTAATACTTGGTTTGGCGTTACTCCAGAAGAGAGAACCTTAAGAGAAGATTCAAATGTAGATGTAAGCGTTATGGACAATGGAATTGCAGTTGCGGTGCAGACCGTATATGGCCCACCTGTTCAGTACAATACAACTGCTTCCATGATTGCTCTTCCATCTTTTGAAGGCATGGATGAAATCTATGTTATCAAAGTGAAATAGGAGGCCCAGCAAATGAAGTATGACCACATTGTAAATTACAATGGAGTCTATTATAAAGCTGGCGAAGATGTACCAGATGAGTTAACGGGAGATGGGAACGAAAGTTCTTGTCTCCCTAATTCCTTTAATGTAGATGATGAAATGATAGAGTCACCTACGCCAAAAAGAGGAAGACCTAAGAAACATCAATAGAGGTGACGAACATGGAAGATCAATTACTCAAAGAACTTATTCTGTATATCGGACCAGATTATACTCCAGATCAAGATTCATTTTTGCTTCTTCTAGTCAATGATGCAATAGAAGAGGTCTGCAACGAAATGTTTCCATATGGATTTTCTTCTGATGAAGAAAAAGAAAAAGGGAAGAATCTTGCAATCAAACGATATGGAAGTGTTATTCGGAAGATTGCACAGTACCATTACGATAAACAAGGAAAAGAAGGGTTAGTTGGTTTTTCAGAAAGTGGAACTTCTGTTTCTTATGAGAGTGCTGGTACGCCGACCAGTTATTTAAGAAGTGTCATTCCGGTGTCCTTGATTATTTGAAAAGATGGTGCGTGGTACGGTGCCCTCCCATCCGTATTGCTGGGATGTTTCGTGAGGTGGTGGGGAGAAACATATCTTTTGACTAACCTGGGAGAACGAGGTAAAAATGATGGGATGTGAAGGCGATTGCCCAAATCTTCACCGTTTGCAGAGCCTAGAAGAAGATTACCATGCATTCAAAGAAAAAAATTCTGCTGATCACAAAGAATTTTATAATAGAATTGAAATGCTGGAAAAAGAAAGTGCTTTGCATAAGAATGATTTAGAACATATCAAGGAAACGGTGGATGAAGTAAATACAAATGTGAAAAGTCTCATGGCAATGCCAGGGAAACGATATGAAACTTTGATTGTGTCAGTTATAACCGCTCTTGCAGGTGCATTTGTCGGTTTTTTGTTAAGCGGTAATATCCCTGTTTAAAACAGGAAATTCCACTTCGGGAGGGACGTGGAATGGAAGACTACAGAGATTTTACGGAAGATGAGAGAAGTTTTTATTTGCATGAAGCTGGATTTGATTCCAGAGAATCCATGCTTTTCCGTTTGCGAGTCTATGATGAAAAAACATTATGGGAGGCGGCGGAGATTATGGGATATAGTTCTAGGACTATTGACCGAATAAATAGAAAAATGAAAAAGAAGATTATTCGATGCGCCCCGATGTACTATCGGGGCGTTTCTTTGCAATGGAAATAAAATAAATGGCGTATACATGGCGTGTTTTTGGCGATATGGTGGCGTTTAAACTTCTTTATATAAGGCTTATAATGGTCTTATCAAGATAGGGGAGGGACAGAACATGATGCAGCCATATATGTATCCACAATATCAACAGACTATGCCGCCATATGATAGATTGACTCAGTTACAGTCAAATTACCAGGCAGCGATGGCACCATATGCACAGATGCAGCAACAAGCGCAAGTGCCTATTCAGCCAATTATGCAACCAAACCAATTTCTTTCTGGACAAATGGTTGACAGTATTGAATCAGTAAAGGCGAAAGATGTGGATATGTCTGGAAACCCTGTTTACTATCCAAAAACAGATGGATCAGAGATTTACAGAAAACAGTTGCAAGCAGATGGAAGAAGCCGAATTTTTGTTTATCGACTAATAAATCCAGATCAGCAACAGGTTCAAGATGAACCAAAGCAGGTCGATATCGTTGCATTGTTTGACCAACTTAGAAATGATGTTCACTCTGAAATTTCTGGACTTAGAGAATTAGTTGGATCGCAAATGGTACCATTAAATAATACCTCCAAAGAAAAAGGAGGTGTATCAAAATGATGAATCCAATGCAGATGATTCAGATGATTAGAGGTTCCGGAAATCCTCAACAGATGATGATGAACATGATAAAACAAAATTCCAGTTCTAACCCAATGTTGAGTAATGCCATGAAAATGATGGAAAATGGAAACACTTCTGGAGTTGAGGACATGGTAAAAAATATATGTAAAGATAAAGGAATTGATCCAAACGATGTTATGAAAGCAACTAAAAATATGTTTGGAATGAAATAATCGCCTACAAGATTAAAAGAGCCGCGGACTTTTGATTTTTGTATATATTTATGAAAAATCAATAGGAGGTAAACACTATGATGACTAGTGGATTATCAGCGAGTGATGTCGCTTTGTTAAGCGGCTCTAATAACCGTGCCAACGATGGATTCGGCTGGGGCGGTGACGGCGCTTGGTGGATCATCATCCTTTTCTTATTCGTTTTCTGCGGATGGGGAAATGGTGGCTGGGGTGGTTTTGGCGGCAATAATGGCGGTGGCTATGTTGCTACAGCAGCTACTCAGGCAGATATCCAGAGAGGATTTGATAACCAGGCAGTGATCAGTAAACTGGATGGAATTAATAACGGTCTGTGTGATGGTTTTTATGCCATGAATAATGGTATGCTTACTGGGTTTAACGGTATCAATACCAATATTATGCAGACTGGATTCGGAATTCAGCAGGCAATTAATGCTGATACGGTAGCCAATATGCAGAACACAAATGCAATTCAGTCTCAGCTTGCAAATTGTTGCTGCGAAACAAGAGAAGCTATCCAGGGAATTAATTACAACATGGCTACCAACACTTGCGCATTGCAGAATACGATGAATAACAATACTCGTGATCTTCTGGAAAACCAGAACGCAAACGCAAGAGCAATCCTGGACTTCTTAACTAACGATAAGATTGCTACTTTACAAGCAGAGAACTCCGATCTGAAGAGGGCAGCTTCTCAGGATCGCCAGAGCGCACTTCTGACCACTGCGATGCAGGCTCAGACACAGCAGTTAATCAATGCGATTAACCCGGCTCCGATTCCTGCTTTCCAGGTTCCTGCTCCATATGCTTATGCGGGATGCAACGGATATGGAAATGGATGCTGCTAGGTAACTCGCCCTTAGAGGCTGATTGATTCTAAGAGGTGGGTTCCGGCTCACCTCTTATTTTGATTGAGAGGTAAGAATATGAGTTGTAGAAATATTTGCAAATTATGCAATCGACTTGTCATCAGTACGGCAGTGACCTTTACTGGAGGCAATCTCGTAGTAACAATTCCTGATGGAAGCTATAATAATGGAGAAAAGTATTGCATTGTTGTCGCACAGTCCATTCCAGATACAACCACAATTAATGCTCCAGTGGTTATCAAAATTGGAACTGGTGCTACTCTTTATCCAGTATCAAAGAAAAATTGCGCACAGCTTACAGCAAGTGGATTAAGAACCAGAACAAAATATGCTGTGAGAGTGCATACATCTGTTGATACCGCAACTTTTCGGTTACTTGGAGATGTTTGCTGTGTGCCAACCAATAATCTTAGATCGATAAATGGTGATGGAACGCAGGTCACAACGCAGACCGTGAAAGGGGGAAAATAGTTTATGCATAGATTCGCTAAAGAAATCGCTGAATGTGTAAAAAAAAATATTGAATCAAAGGGAATCGACAATATCACTCCAGAAGAAGTTTGTGTTTATGGACAGTGGGTTGACATTGCAAAAGATCTGGCAGACTTTGATAAAAATATGCGTGTCATTGAAGAGATGGACAGAGAAAATGAAAACGATTTTATGGATCGTCTAGGATATGACCGATACCGCTATGCAAATGGAAGATTCGCTCCGAAAGGAAGAGGAACAAGAATGGGTTATCAGCCATATACATACATGCAGGATGATGACTGGATGAAGGAATATCTTGGCCAGAAGAAATACGATGGAGAGAAATCGAGATATGGTGAGTCCTATGATCGATATGATGAAAGCAGAAGGCATTACCATGATACAAAAGATGCTGATTCTAAGCGTAGAATGGATGATAGCATGAAGACCTATACCGATGATGTGATTCATAGCATCAAAGAAATGTGGTCAGACGCAGATTCCACATTACGCCAGACAATGAAAGCAGATTTGACAAAAATGATTCAACAGTTACAGTAAATGGAAGGAACCTGTGCCGCATATATTTGCGGTATGGGTTCTTTTTATCAGTGATAGGTGACAAATATGAGAAGTGTAAGAATCAATGATCATATATGGAATATTTACTATGTATCAGAAGATAATCCAGTTTTGATTGATCGCACAGGAACATGGACGTTGGCCGTTACCATACCAAAAAGGAAATCTATATATTTGTCAGACAATTTATTCGGAAATCAGTTAATTACTGTGCTGTTGCATGAAATGACTCATGCAACCTTATGGGAGTTTGGAATCATAAATGACATAAGGAAATATTGCTATCCAGAGAATGCAATAGACATGGAAGAACTGGTTTGCAATATTGTGGCAGACTATGCACAGTATATTTTTATGGAAGCATATAGGGTTTTAGGTGGTCAAGCTATATTTTATATGCCTATGGTATTGGAAAGGCTGGTGGCGTAAAATGAGAAGCAATATGAGACAAAGACAAGAAGTGTATTTCTGTAAAATATCAGAAAAAATAGAAGGAATTGATACTGTGAGAGAGTATCAAAAGCCAGAATGCCTATGGGTTACTGTATCTTCAACCTCTGGAACACCAGAAGAACAGGCTGCCGGAATCGTACTGGATTATGACCGATACATCACACACTGGAAATCCAGATGGGATAACTTTGAACCAGAAGAAGGTATGCTTTTGTGGATTGATGAAGTCCCAGATATTGACGATGATGGAAACCTTATACTTGATGATGATGGAGAACCAACGATCCTACCGGATTATCGTCTGTTAAGAATCATTGATACTCAAAAAGGGACTGTAGCACGATATGGAATTGTAAAAACTGGTGGTGATTTTTATGGCGAAAAGAGTAATTAGAGGGGTCTTATCGGCAACCAGCATTGAACAAATGAAAGATGAACTTTTGAGATATCAGAAAAGCCTTAAGAATAAAAACGAACTATTTGTCCGTAGACTGGCAGAAATTGGAATTCCGGTTATTGATCGAAACATTGCTTCTGCGAAAGGGGATTCAAAGAAGAGCCACAACACGTATATAAAGATAAATTCGTTTGGAGAATATTCACAAGCAGTGCTGGTTTGTGAGGGAAAAGATTTGCTATTTATAGAGTTTGGCGCTGGTATCCATTACAATGGAAATCCGGGAGGGAGCAATCATCCAAAAGGGGAAGAGATGGGCTATACAATAGGTTCTTATGGCAAAGGCCTTGGAAAGAATGACTATTGGGTATATTATACAGACGATGGAAGATTTTTAACATCTCATGGTACAGAAGCAACCATGCCTGTTTATAAAGCCGGACAAGAAATCATCAAAAGGATAAGAGAAATTGCAAAAGAGGTATTTGGAGGTTGAATGCATGATTACAGTTAGAAACCCAACGCTAGATGTGTTTGAAATATGGTCTGAGAAAATAAAGACAATTAAAAACGTTTCTTATTCTATGGAAATGAGCAAAATCCCAAGTTCTTTTCCATATGCAAGGCTTTTCCCTATTGGAAATCCGACTTATCGATCTGATTTGACAGGAAACGAATGCGCCATAACACCATCTTATCAGATAGATCTATTTGCAAAAGGGAAATATGCGTTAAAAAATGTTTATGAGTTGGACGAAGTAAGCCATAATGCAATGGTCGAAATGGGATTCCATCGAACGTATGGACCGGAGCCAATAGAAAACACAGATAATACGATTAAAAGGCTTGTAAGTCGCTATAGTAGGACATACTGCGGAGAAGATCTACGAATGTGAGTTTTTAAAACAATAGTAACTGGTTTATAATAGTATAAGAGAAATGAGACATCTGGATTCCAGGTGTCTTTTTTAATTTGTGGAAAGGAGAAAATGATATGGATTTTGGAATTGCGAGTGTGGCTGCGATTGTTGCAATCTGTTATTTTATCGGTCTTGGTGTGAAAGCATCTGACATTAATGATAAATGGATTACAGTGATTGTTGCAGTAACTGGTGGACTTCTTGGAATTGCCGGAATGTATGTCATGCCAGATTACCCGGCAAATGATGTGATCAATGCCGTTGCGATTGGCATGGTATCTGGTGCATCCTCCACATGGATTGACCAAACCAAGAAACAGTTATCAAAAAAGTAACAGAACAATAAAAAATTTTCCGGTCATTGAAATGATGATCGCTGACCACAAATAATTACGTGGTAGAAAGGAGAAATATGGCAATAGCTAATATTCCAGGCATTTCCACGTTAAAGATGAGATTAGGATATGCCGTTGAAACTACTCCTGGAGAAGCTCCTACTGCCTATACATGGCTTCAAAGAGCGAATTCTATTGGAGAAATTAGCCTGAGTACAGAAACGATTGATGCATCTGCGGTTGAGGATGAACAAACCAGATCCATTGCTGGCAGACAGGATACTGGTGGTGAATGGACGTTATCATTCAACCTTACAAATGAAACAGAACCAGTATATAGCAAGATGCTTGAGGACGCAGCAACAGGCTTAGCGGCGAACAAGAGAACATGGTTCACTGTATGGTCTCCATACATGACAAAAGCATTTTTCATTGTCGCACAGCCTGGTGGCAAGATTCCAATGCCATCTATTGATCAGAATGCTCTTCTGGTAGCAGAACTTTCTCTGGCTATTGATGAGTATAAGGGACTGATGACTGCGATTGAGCCAACAGCCGACTGATGATTTAACGGTTATTAATGGGAGGGGTAATTGATGTATAAAGTTTTAAAAATTGGAGGCAGAGATTATAAGCTGGAGTATACGATCGAAGCCTCCTTATATGACGAGGGTATTGATACAACATTAAAATTTATCAGTGCCGCCGGAATGCCAAAAGAAGAGGATCTGGAAAAGTATACTCCAGAACAACAGGTCGAGATCCGAAAACAGGTGGTTGACAATATCATGAAATCCATGACAAATCTTCCGAAAACTGCTATGGACTTATTTTACATGGGACTTTTGGAACATCACGGATCTGGAAAAAATGCAGACCATACCATTAAAAGTAAGGACGATGCAAAAGATCTGATCAGAGATTACTTTGCAGATCATACAGAGGATGGGACTGGAACTTTTTACGATATCTTATCCATGTGTTTGGATCAAATGGCAGAAGATGGTTTTTTCAAACGGACGGGACTGGAGAAGATGATGAGCAACGCACAGAAAGAGGGCGAATCGAGCGAACCAGTTCCATTAAACAGAGAGCAGAGACGGGCAAAGCAGAAGCAGAAACCCTCAAAGAACTAGCATTAAAGAAATTACTTCCAAAAGCGATTGATTGTGGAATACGGACAGAAGATTTTTACCATATGACATTAAAATCGGTTCGTATGGAGATAGAAGGGTTTTGGAACAGACGAAAAAATGAATGGGAACTTGCTGAATATCAAGCGTGGGTTTCTGGTGCTTATAACTTAAGAGCCATTGCTTCGGCATTTTCCAGAAATGCGAAATATCCAGAGAATCCGATGCAGGAGGAATCCATTAACGTGGAAGAACTGACAGATGATGAACTTGCTGGAATTCAGGAACAATATATTTTGAGCCTGGATCGCATGGCGAAAAGAGCCACTGGGCAGGCAGATGATTAAACGTCTGCTTGCCCTATTTTTTATTATATACGGTTATTTAAATACGAAAATAACTGCTGACCTTTAACAGATTGGAGGTAAGATATGGCGGATAATACAATAGATTCCTTGGCGATAGAAATATCGAGCAATATGGGAAATGCCGATAAATCTATAGGGCGATTGGCGGATTCTTTATCTAAGGTAGCGGAGTCACTTGGCAAAATAAACCCATCTATGTTTTCCAACTTAGCTAGTGGAATCGGTGATTTGAAAGTCGCAATGGATGGAATGAATGCTACGGTAAAAACCGTTGATTATACTAGGGTCGCAAAAGGACTGAATTCTATCGCTACAGTAAATGTCAAGGGAGTAACTAGTGCGTCAATGGCAATAAGGAATCTGGTTACAAATCTTAATCAGATTGGTACAATTGCGTTTGATTCACAGGGAATTTTGAATATTGCGAACTCTGTTGCGCAGTTAGGAAGAGGAACAGTAACGCAAGCCGCAACCAATATTCAAACATTGACTACGAAATTAAAAAAACTTGTCGTTGGGCTTAATGGACTGAATTTTAATGGATTTGATCTTACTGGTCTCACGAATTTAACCACGGCAATATCGAAAATGGGAGGTGCGGCAGCTGGAAGAGCGGCAAGTGGAAATATAGAGCAGCTTGGAAAAGCATTGAAAAATATGCTGACTACGCTTTCCACGGCACCAACGGTAAGCAATAACATCATTCAGATGACAAATGCGCTTGCTGGATTGGCGGCGGCAGGTGGAAAGGCGGGTGTTGCGGCAAACAGCCTGGTTTCTGGATTTCGTTCACTTCCTACGACTACTTCAAAAGCAAAGAATAGTTTTGGCGGACTTGCATCAGCAATAGGCAAGTTCTATGCAACGTACTGGATGATCATTCGGTCTATTGGCTTATTCAAAAAGGCTATTGATATTTCCAGTGACTTAACCGAGGTTCAAAACGTTGTCGATGTCACATTTGGTGACTTAGCAAACAAAGTTGACGAGTTGGCAAGTCACTCCATCCAGGACTATGGAATGTCTGAATTGACTGTAAAACAGGTATCCAGCCGGTTCCAGGCAATGGGAACTTCAATGGGATTTGCGCAGGACAAAATGGCTGATATGTCCATTGAATTGACTAAATTAACGGCAGACATGGCATCATTCTACAATGAGAGCCAGGGAGATGTGGCTAAGAGATTACAGTCGATCTACACTGGTGAAACCGAACCACTCCGCCGTTACGGAATTGACCTTACAAACGCCACTTTGCAGGAATGGGCAAACAAAAAAGGAATTGATGCAAAAGTAAATTCTATGACGCAGGCACAGAAGACCATGCTTCGGTATGCGTATGTCATGGAAAATACATCAGCAGCACAAGGGGATTTCGCCCGTACAAGCGGAAGTTGGGCGAATCAACTTAGAATGCTTGTTCAGCAGTTTGAACAATTAGGATCAGTAGTTGGCGGTACTTTGGTTAATGCATTTAAGCCTTTAATCACTGTATTGAACAACGTAATGCAAAAGGTTATCTCCTTTGCAAAAACGGTAGCAAATGCACTTGGTGCTATTTTTGGATGGACAATTCAAATTGATTCTGGTGGCATGGCTAACGATTTCGAAGCGGCAGGAACAGCGGCAGAAGACATGGCTGATGGAACCGGAGATGCTGCTAAAAATGCAAAGAAGCTGAGTAACTATATTGCTGCATGGCATGAAGTCAATAATATGACTACAGATGATAGCAAGAAAAAAGGCTCTGGTTCTGGTGGTGGTGCTGGAGACTTAGGGGATTTATCTGGATACCAGGAAAATCTTGTAAAGACCGATGGTTTGCTTCAAAAGTATGAGAGCGAGATTGATACTCTCAGAAAACTTGGAAAATATATTGGTGATACTCTTTCTGATGCCATGGAAAGTATAAACTGGGATGCGGTTTATGAAAAAGCCAGAAATTTCGGAACGGGATTAGCAGATTTTCTTAATGGATTATTTGTTGACACCAGTCTGTTTTCGAGTCTTGGAAAAACCATCGCCGGATCTTTAAATACGGCATTACATGCACTGAATTCATTTGGAACCACATTTGACTGGACTGGATTTGGAAAATCTGTTGCTGATGGTATTAATAAATTCTTTTCCACGTTTGATTTTGGATTATTGGCTAATACACTAAACGCATGGGTTCATGGAATTTTCGATATGGTTAAATCAGCAGTGCTAAATATAGATTGGTCTAATATTTTATCTGGAATCGCTGATTTTTTTAATGAAATTGACATTGATACCTTGTTGGTAATAATAGGCGGAATTGCACTTAAAAAAGGAACTGTAAAAAAACTTTTTGCATCTTCAATAATTAAATCAATAGGAACTGGAATTTCATTAAAAAATCTCCCTGTGAGTATTAGTTCGATTTCATGGGGAACAATTTATCTTGGTGGAGCTGCTTTCGATGTAATTGGAACAGAAATCATAAACGGAGTAAACAGTTTTATAACAACATACTTTGGAGAAAGTGTTGCTAACGCAATGGGAGAAGCACTTCTTATATCCGTTACTACTGGAGCTGGATTGGTATTAGGTGGACCGATAGGATCGGCTATTGGTGCAGCCATAGGCATTGCACTCGATACTTTTGTGGTAAAAGGCGAGTGGATAACGAAGTTCTGGAAAAAAATAGGAGATGACTTATTTAATTTTGATGTGACAAAAAGTCTTCTGGACTACTCTAAACAATGCTTTTCTACTGCATTTAGTACGGATTCGTTTGCTGAATTTGGTATTAATATAGTAGAAGGAATTGCTAATGGATTGGCATCTGCTCTTACTTTTTTAGTAGAACCAATATTCGATATGTTTGATATAGTCGTAAAAGGAATTTGTGATGTGTTTGGTATACATTCTCCATCAAAGGAAATGGAACCATATGGAGAATACATCTTACTCGGAATAGTACAAGGATTTTCTAATTCTATAGGAACATGGGTTCAAAAAATAGTCGATTGGAAAAATCAAACCACAGAAAAATTCAAATCAATTATTAATGATACTGTTATACCAAATGTCATGACATGGTTCTCCGCTATGCCAGGGAAAATATATGATGCCATTATTAAAGTTAAAGATAAACTTGATGTATGGAAAACCAATATCAATTCATTCTTCGCAACAAATATTCCCCAGATTGTAAAGCGTGTGGTTGATTTGTTTGGTGATCTTCCAAAACATATGGTCACGGTTGGAGAGAATATCATCAAGGGACTTTGGAATGGTATTAATAATATGGTCGGATGGATTGGAGACAAAATCAAGGGTTTCACATCTGGAATTGTAAACGGATTCAAGGAAGGGTTTGACGAACATTCTCCGTCAAAGATTGCTTTTCAAATTGGCGATTACTGGACGATTGGACTTGGCAATGGTATGTCTGATAAGTTTTCAGATATTTACAAGCAAGTCAACAATTTCACAGATAATATCGCAAAAACTCAGATTTCAATTCCAAAATTGGATTTATCTGTGCCGGATACTGATTTCACGCCTAAAATGAATTTCGATTCTGGAAAACTTTCCACCACAATGCATGATGAGATTGATGTAAAGATGGCTGAATATTCCTATCAGATGCGTCAGCTTCAACAATCCATTGAAAATCAGAATCAGATTCTGGAAGAAATGAATGCAAAAGGCTTGGTATTTGATGATAATGCTATGGTCAAAAAATATCAAACGGCAGCAACAAAGTTCCGTAGACAAACCGGAAGACAGTTAGGAATTGCATATTAAAAGTTTTGCAGAAAGAAAGGCAACAAAACTGTTCTTGATAAGAGAGCGGCAATGTTGCCTTTTTCTTTTTTTGGTGAAAACAGATAGTGTCATTGACTTTTGCCATAACAAAACGTATAATTATGTCATGACAAAACGAAAGGAATTAATACAATGGCTAGACCAACAAAAAACCCAAAAGGGAACAGGGAGAGTTTTCGCCTGTCAGACCAAGATGTTGAAAAACTGAAATTATGTGTAGAAAAAACAGGAATGAGCAAGACCGATGTGATTCGAATGGGAATTGACAAGATATATACGGAATTAAAAGAAAAGTGATGGGAGTTTATTCCCACCACTAAATCTTTGTTGAAAGTGTTTCCACCGTTCAACTAGTTTATAATTCTTTCTCGACAATTGAATTATAACACGGTGGTTACTCTTTCGCAAGTGAAAAGGCAGAAAGAGGGTAGAAATGTGAGCAAGTTATTAATAGATGAATCACCATTATTAGTATTGCCGTCATTGGCGGCAACTATTGGACTCAATGAAGCAATCGTGCTACAACAAGTTCATTATTGGCTCCAAGTAAAAAAATCCGCAGGAAAAGATTATATTGATGGGCATTATTGGGTGTACAACAGTTTTTCTGAATGGAACAAGCAATTTCCGTTTTGGTCCATCAATACAATAAAAAGAACTTTTTACAGTCTGGAAGAAAAAGGTTTATTGATCTCCGGAAACTACAATCAGAGAAATTTTGATAAAACTAAGTGGTATTCCATCGACTATTCTGTGTTGACTCATTTTGATTCACTCGTCGACCCATTTTGGGTCGATCGAGAATCCCATTTTGGGTCGACCAATACCATAGACTACATTACAGATAATAACAATAATGTCACAAACCCTCTGGAGGAAAAGAATCCAGAGGATAGTGATAAGGATAATGCTTTTTCCAAAAAGAAGGAAAAAGATATTCATGCTTCTTCTTGTAATTATATAAACAATGTAAATATATCTAATAGCATTCAAAAACAGAGAGAACTGATTAAATCAAGGAAGAAGGAACAGTTATCTTTAACTCTTCCAGAAACGATTCTTTTATCGGAACAATCAATCCATGCTGCTATGGCTCAATCAGTGATTGGAGAAGATGCATGCTTTGAATCGTGGGTAAAAGAAGTGGTTAGGTACTTCTTGGAATCATACGGCAGAAACCGTGGCGAGATGCACCCAGCTATTACGGTATCTCAAGCAGTGAAAATTATTGATAAGTATGTTCTGGTTCCAAAATCATTGGAAAACGAGGATATTGGTGTTAGAGAATACAAGTTAATGATAGATCAATACTTTAAGACTAAATTTGGGCTGCGGAGCGGGAAAAACGTGGATTATCGTATCATGCATTTTATGAACGATAAGATTAGGGAACGTATGTACTGGAAAATTAATAACTCTGATATGCAATAGCTTTTTTGTGGAGGGATGACATGAATCATAGGAAAGAAGAAAAAAAAGAGTGGATTATTGATTATGCAATAAATAATCAAGATGTTTTTATTGATATAACATCTGAAGAGTTTGTAGAAGCATATGTTGAAAAATTCGATCCACCAGACGTATTGTGGCAATGGTATGGTGAACCGACTGTTCCGGAGCTGAAAAAGCTATTAGCGGAGCTTTACAAAGAGGGAAAAATGTCAAGGTATAGACACTACTGCGATATATGGAAAGATGGATTTCCTAGATGGTTTTATATTTATAAATATACTGGAACAGATCGCAGATTTTAGATTCATAATTCCGCTAAATAGCAATTTGAGTAACTTCCAATCTGAAAATGCCAAATTGGTAATCGGTAAAGTTGACAATGGTCCATATATGTACTTAATCAACAAAATTACTAACAGTTTGTTAATGCTACGGATGAATGAAGAAGATAAGTCCATAGCTGTGAATACACAGACCAATGGTGCATGGGGATCCGAAAAACTGCTTGCCACAAAGGATTATTTAGGCGTGACCCAATACAATGGCGTAGACTACATTTCTCTGAGCGGGAAATTATCCAATATTGGTGAATGGGTAAAAAATAATGGTACGCCAGGTAAATGTACATTTGTTCGTGTAGAACCATCAGATTCTGACGGATATTTTGGTACATCCGGATTTAGCATCTTATGGACGCGCACTTCAGTTAACTATGGCTGGTGTATATTAATATCTGATAATCCAAGAATGGTAGTTTTTGGTCGGAATTCCACTGGATGGCATTGGTATGCGCCGTCGTTGACCGAAGTATCATAGTTTTACATCACTAAAAGTACCACCATTGCTATTTATTTGAGTAATTTTAAAATGTATATTTAATCAAAATTATCACATAAATTACTGTGATGATAAATGGTAAATAAGAGCTATTCGGCTGTACAATCCTTACGGATTATGGGTACTGTGAATAGCTCTTATTAAGATATCTTATGTGTATTTTACAATAATATGCTTAAGATTGCAAGTTAATTACCATTTAGCGATTTCAAAGTGAGTTTTTAAAACTGACCAATATGGGTTAAAATAATATAAGAGATTTTAGGAGAACGTCATTTTGTGGCGTTCTTTTTTCTTTGCGAGAAAGGAGGTCGATTTTTGTGAATGGATTTGAAGGTTGGCTCATAAAAATAAATGGAAAGATATTTCCAAACAAATATATTCATGCTGGAACATATAAGTGTACTCCAGACCAGGAAACCGACCTTGACGATGAAACCGATGCAGATGGAATATTTCACAGAAATGTATTGCCAGCTAAAGCAACTAAGATTGAATTCGATATCAAGCCAGTAAGATTGAATGATTTAGTTCAAATAAAAGAAATCATTCCAGATAATGCAACGGAAATTGATGTAGAATACTGGAATGACAGAAAAATGCAATATCAAACCGGAAAAGCATATATTCCTGTTGCAACTTTTGAACCATATATGGTTTACAAAGATATTAATGACATATTATACAATCCGACAAGAATAGCAATCATTGAATACGGGGAGGTGAGAGATTGATGCTCAACTTTCCAGAAGAACTAAAAGAACTATTCAAAAAAGATAATACATCAGCTGAAACTAGAAAAAGTTTGCGGCTGATTTTTTTTGATGATAAATCTGATTCTTTGTATCCTGCTGAAAACTTATATCCGGAAGAATCGCTGTTTCCGGCTGAACATGGAGTACCGTGGCTTGTGATAGAGAATGACCGTATTGAAAGCGAGTCATTGAGCATTACAGAAACGCTTTCCTCATCTGACGACATTGAATTTGGATCGTGTGAGGCTTCCAAACTGGAAATTACAGTATTTGATGTAGTTGAAAATCTCTCCGGGAAAGAGTTCATGTTGGTCTTAAAAATCGGTGAGCATGAGTTGGAAATGGGGTATTACACAGTAGAGTCCTATGTCAGACAGTCTAATCGAAGAAAGAGAAAGATTACTGCATATGACCGAATGCGAAAATTTAATACAGATGTTTCCACTTGGTATAATGATTTGACATTTCCGATGACATTAAAAACGTTTAGAAATTCGTTGTGTGAATACATTGGAGTTGTTCAATCATCTGCCAGCCTAATCCTGGATGATATGGAAATTTCAAAAACTGTAGAGCCATCAAAATTATCTGGGCTAGATGTAATGAAAGCCATATGTCAAATAAATGGTTGCTTTGGACATTTTGACAAGACTGGAAGTTTTAAATACATTCAGCTGCAACAGACTGGATTATATCCATCAGAAGAACTTTTCCCAGAGGAAAGTTTGTATCCATCAGAATTTGGATCTGACGGAATGGATGTTGAAGTTATATCAAAATACAGTCAGCCAATGACATATGAAGATTATTTGGTCAATGGAATTAGTGGATTACAAATCCGACAGCAAGAGGGAGATGTTGGAGCAAGCGTTGGTGATGGTGATAATGCGTATATCATTGAGGGAAATTTCTTAGTTTACGGAAAAGATGCTAATACACTTTTGAATATTGCACAGTCAATACTTCCACAAATTTCCGGAAGATCATATAGACCTGCTTCTTTAAAAACCAATTTTTTGCCATGGGTTGAAATTGGAGATGCACTGAGAGTAATAACTAGAGATGATATCGTGGAAACCTTTTGCATGAAAAGGGAAATAAAAGGAATCCAGGCGATGTCAGATACGTTTACATCAACAGGATCTGAAACCAGAGAAGAATCATTTGGAATAGAAAGCCAAATTATTCAGCTGGAAGGGAAAACGGCAGTCATTATTAAAAGTGTAGATGAAGTTTCTGCAACGGTTACAGACTTGAAAAACTACACAGAAGCACAGTTTAAGATAACTGCCGACAGTATCACAGCCGAAGTCACAAGAGCAAAGGGGGCAGAGGGGGAATTATCAAGTAAGATCACGCAAACTGCTACAGAAATCAGGTCAGAAGTTACAGATAAGACGAATGGTTTGCAAAGCCAAATCACGCAGCAAGCCGGACAAATTGCATTGAAAGTAAGTCAAGGAGATGTAACAAATCAGCTGAATTCCGAATTGAAGATCACCGGGAATTCAATTGCTCTGACTACCGGGCATTTTACTATTGATTCCAAAAATATGAAACTGGACGCTTCTGGAAATGCGACATTCTCTGGAACAGTTTCTGGTGCTGCAATTAGTGGTGGTACTATTTCTGGATCTAGTATTACTGGTGTAAGCATCAACATTGATGATTTCTTTGTGTGCGATAGCCAAGAAGTACAGATTGGCGGTTTTGAGACATCCTACGCATACGGAAGAGATATTTTCCAGTCACAAGATGGTCAGTGCGGTATTTCTGCGAGTGCTTCAAAGGCAGGAAAACTATGGATATGGGCAGGATATAATAGTGCTTCCGATTACGATTTTATGGTAAATAATGCTGGTAGCGTATATTGCCGAAATGGTGTTCACGCAGATGATTTCTATCCGACTAGTTATAAGAATTCGGTAGTCTATTGGATTGATTGGCTTTATGATGCAGTTCAATCACTTTCATAATTGGAGGATATGTGATGTATAAAATAAAAAAAGTACCATCACCTACTGGATATACAATTTTAGAGTCAGAAATCGAAGTTAATAGCGTAAATGGGATTCAGACCGTATACGAGAGCGATGGAGAATTAAGAGGGAAAATCAGTATTGTATCGATAGAATCAGAACTTGAGATTTCTTACGAGAGAAAGTATAAAAATGGGAAAATCAGAACTTTTGTTGTTCGCAAGAAAATGGATGTTGGAGAAAATGATTTTAGCCTATCAGAAGCACCGATGTTTGATAAAGAGTTAGAGTCGGTCTCCATTGTTGCGAAACTTGTATAAGGGGAGAAACGCATGAAAAAGACATTGACTTATGATTATGAGATGATGGTAAGAGCCGGACAGCTTTTGAATTCACTTACATTTACTGGAGTTCAGCAAGCAAGAATTGTATCAGAACTTGCCAATATTTTAGATTCTGGAAAAACAGGAGAAATATTTGAAAGAAAGGATGATGAAAAGAATGGCGTACACAGCAAAGAAATACAGTCGGATAAACTGGAAAAATAGACCATCCACTGCCACTGCATTAGGTGCCACCAACATGAACCACATGGATGTTTTTCTCAATGATGTGGATAATGCACTTGTTGAGATGGAAGCCGCAAAACTGAATATTGCAACGGCAAATTCCATGTTGAAAAGTGTGACATATAATAAATCCACTGGTGTTTGGAATTTCCAACAGTTAGATGGTACATCATTTTCATTTGACCAAAACATTGAAAAAATTCCAGTATCGTTTTCACTTTCAGAAAATGGTGTGCTGACCATGACAACGGAAGATGGTACGCAGTGGGAATGCAATGTTGCAGAACTTATAAAAGATTATGTGTTTGACGATTCAGAAACGATTGGTTTTAGCAAAGAATTCAAGAGCAATGAATACCATGTATCCGCAATTGTGAAGGACGGAAGCATTGGGGCTAAGCATTTGAACCCAGATTATAGGTCTGATATACAGTCTTATATGAATACGGCTCAAACCGCTGCGAATGATGCACTGACTTACTCCAAGGATTCTAAGCGATGGGCGGTTGGTGATGCGTCATATTCTGGAAGTGAAACGGACAATAGCCGATATTACAAAGAGCAAGCAGAATCGGCAAAAGTAGCGGCAGAAAAAGCAAGAGATGAAGCTCAAGCTGCTACTGGTGCAAAAATTATGACTTCCACCGAAATGGGCGTTGGCAGACCAGACGGAACAACGATTGGAGTAGAAAACGGAATTTTCAGCCTTATCGCAAAAGCAATTAATCTTCCAGCAGTTGATACTTCTGGAATTATTGGAACTGCTGGAGGAGAATCGACTACGCAAGCGTTACTGGACGAATTGGCAAGTAGAGTTGTGAGCAAACTGGTCACAAACGATGCTCTGACTACAAAACTAGCTGACTATATGACAAAATCAATGATGTCTGGAACCCAGGTAAATGATGCAAATCATGTACCAACATCAGCATTAGCGTACTCCATGAATCAAGCCATTGAGACACTAAATAGCAAGACTCCGAAGATAATTTTCAAAGCATATCGTAGCATCGAAATTT